ATGTCCTACTCCGACCCCCGCATCTGCCACCACCAGCGCGTCACCCAATGGCTCGCAGCGATGCGGCAGCATGCTGCCTGGCTGTACGCAGCGGATGAGCAGTACCTGTATCTGGTGGCCGAGGCAAACGAACTCTATCAGTGCGGGGTGATAGGACTGCAAGACAGGCACGATATGGTCACCGACGCGCTCGGCATGTACTCCTGGGCGATCGAGCACGGCATCACGCGCGAGACGCACTACTGCGCCGACTGCTGCTACGACGTGATCGACGGCGGGCGTGTTGTCGGGACGGTGAACAGCGAGGGGATCTACCACGGACCCGCACCCGAGCGACAGCGCCAGGGCTACATCAGCCGGGATCCATTGGATGGGCAGGTCTATCTGCGCCTGGGCCAGGCTCTTGAGCGCGCCGGCGTTGTGCATGGACTGGAGATCAAGCTCGACGCCGGCGGTACGCTGCTACTTGTCGAGCAAATCCCCAGCGACTTCCGACCGTGGCGTTGGCCACCATAGCCCTCTCCGGAACGAGCCGAACAAGTGCTCCTGTATGAACGAACAACAACTGATATGTTTCAGTGGTATGCAGTTGATAAATCTGTTAGTAATACCAACAATCAGGAAGCACGCTGTATCGCGAAAAGTCCTAGTCCTAGGCCAAGAAACTAAGCCAATGATGGACTGGACTGTCAATTCCTCCATAGTTACTATAACTATAAGCTCCGCATGTCTGCGTAACTTCTTATTTACCACTTTTTTACCACTCGCCGATCGCCAAGCGGTCTAGACAAGCCTTGGTAGAGTGCCTGTTACCTGCTGGCATTGCTGCGCAGAGCTAACCATTACGGCGATCATTTTCCTACTGTTGCGCCCACAGATCCGCGCTGGGCAATCCGAGGTTCCCGCGGCGCGTTCGATGCGCCGATACGTCCCGTATTCCCTCAAATTCGAAACGGCCTAACCACAGTGGCGCTGATAAGCTAATAGGCGTGCAAATCGCCCAGATCGGCACCAGATTTTCACCCCCTAATATTCGACGCAATGGAAAGCTACTAAATCAAGACATTTTTATATAAAAACTAATGCAAATCTTTTAGCAAACAAAGCTAGTTTAGGTGAAAAGAATTTGCACTGTGCTATGCTAGTAATCGACACGTGACTAGCCCGCTCAGTAAGCCTGATGGTGACAGTTGCACGTGAGCGCACACGACAGAAACAACAAGTATTTCACTAAGGAATTATTGCATTATGGAGCTCGAAGACCTTGAAGCCGAAGTTTTTGAAAATTTGGTTTTCGATTTAGTCTGCGACTGCGGATTGATCAATCCTCAGTGGAGAACACCAGGTAGTGATGAGGGCCGAGATATCCAAGGTGAATTTTACATTAGCGACCTTTCGGGATACTATCAGCGTCAGCTTTGGTATATTGAGTGCAAGAAATATTCAGGAAGTATTAACTGGCCTCTTATCTGGGAAAAGATTTCATATGCTGAGGCCCATAACGCAGATATTTTACTTGTCGCCAACACCTCAACCATTACCCCTCAGGCTCGAAATCAAGTAACAAAGTGGAATGAGTCTGGAAAAAGACCAACTATCAGGGTATGGAACAAAGTAGACATACAAGAAAGACTTAATATACGCAAATATATATCGATAAAATATGGACTATCTTCACCAAACTTACAGGGCGTAATTGACCCAATAACACCACTAATTAAGCTATTAATTAAAACAAATAATTCCCTCTACTCCTCAGGCATTGAAAGTAAAGGCACAACTGTAAAGCTTGAGCTTTCACACGCACTGGGTGAATTGTTAGATAAAAGAGTAGACGATATAGAAATGAGCGGCAAAATACTCTGGAGCAAAATAAAAAGCACAGATGACCTTTATGAATGGATCCATATAGACGATATTCAAAAGATCTCTATCTTTGATACATATGCATTTCGAGCACTATGCTGCTATTTAAGAATGTGTTTTAGCACAGAACTCATTCAGGTTAACTCATTGGAAGATCTGATTCTAATCCCCTTACCCCGTCGGCTAGAAGCTTATCAGATTGACCACCTCAGGGTCATTTCCATGTGGTCAAACTTCCAAATATTAACTAACGATTCTCAATTAAACATAAAAGGAGTCCAAGTTGAAACCAGAAACCAGTGACTTTACTTTGTTCCTTATATCGAACATCACTCACCAAGCCATAAACCCTCTTAACGGCGTTATTGGGACGTTGGACAATGTTGTCAAGGGAGATGTGGCCGAACACAAGATCGAACAGCGCCTGAAAAGTGCCCGGGCACAACTGGAATATACCGTTTCACTAATAAGAAATCTTTCATATTTTGCAGAGTACGCCGTTGAAAAAAATGACGAAAAAAAGCCAGGACCATCGAAGAAGTGCTTGATGCCTGAAGTAATTATTCAGGCTGCACAGTTTTTTCAGGAGCAAGGCAAGAGGAATGAAATTTATATTAAACTTGAAGAAGGACGTCAAAACTGCATCCCAGGTGATCCCGACCTAATTCGGCAAGTGTTCATGAACTTATTCGACAATGCCGTCAAATACGGAAATAAAAAATCAACAGTTTTTGTCAAGAATTGGATACAAAAAAAAACCAGGGAGCTTATCGTTACTGTTGAAGGTCAAAGCACCCCATTTACTGACGGTGACGAAATATTTAGTTTGGGATCAAGAGGAAAAGAGGCGCAGCAGAAAACCTCGTCTGGTTCCGGGCTTGGCCTTTACATCTGTAGATTGATCATAGAAAACGTATTCGGCGGTACAATAACAGGATCATGTTCAGCCAAAGGCAACGTAAAATTTGAAATCCGAGTCCCCAACGCATACGAGAAATAAAAATGAAGAAATTAGCAGATACAGTCCTTATACTTGACGACGAGCCAATATTTCTTGACTGGCTTCAGGATTTTGTTGAATCGCGCGGCTTCAAAACAAAATTTGTCACTAGCCTACCGCAAGGGCACGCCGAAATTTCTCAAACACAGTACGCCGCATTGCTCGTTGATTTAAATGTGCCCTCATCGGCTGACATCGACGAAAGAATTAAAACAAGAGACCCTCTCTATAAAGAGTTCAGAGGGTTATTCTTAGCCAGCGAAGCGAGAAATAAGGGGTATCCTGCAGCGAATGTGGTTATATACTCTGTCCATGCCGACGAGCGTTTAATACCTATTTGCAAAAGGCTTGGAGTCGACCATATAGCAAAAGGTCGGCCACACTTGCTTAAAGCGAAGCTAAATAGCATCTTTTCCAAAATCAAGGATTGAAGTTTGCCTAAAACCCTTGAATCGAATGATCAGGATGCCACCTTTAGTAGGACAAGACCCTAGTCCACTCCTACTGGCATGCTCTGTTGACGGCCAGTAGCTGGGCTTCGTAACCGATCCGCTGCCGGCGCTCGGCCAGCAGTGCGCGAACCTTGGTCTGTAGGTCATCCCCAGACCGCAAGCCAGCAGTAGCCCAGGCAGGCACTTCCACCGCAGGCACCCTGCACGGAACCGCAACCGGCACCTCTACGCGCACAGTGCGCGGCTCAGGTTTAACCTGGGCCGCGCATCCCGCCAGTGCAACCATCACCAGCATCAGCACCACTCTCATAGACCCAACTCCTGATCAATGACCACCTCGGCGGCCGCACACTGCTCGCCGACTGTGTGCCCTAGCAGCAGGCGATGGGCTGCCGCGTACTGCTCGGTTGCCTGTTTGCGACCCTGCTCCACCGCCTGGGCGGCGTCCCTCGCCCGCTGTTCGCCAACCAGGCGCAGCACAGCAACCTGCCGGATCTGCTCCGCTACTGCGGCTTCCAGACCTCCCAGGGCGGCATGGCAGGCAGCCAGATCCGACCGCGCAGCATCGAGCTGTGGCCGGTAGTAACGCACGCTGAGCCAGACACCGCCGGCGGCGCCGAGGCCGACCAGCAGCAGGCAGGCCAGCACAACCGATAAAGCACGGACGAAGATCACGACAGCACCGCCTTGGCGCGCTCCCACAGATCCAGGCGCTCCGCCTGGCCGTTGAGCCCGCCGTTAATCCGGCGAGTGGTGGCAGCAAACTCGCCGCGGTCGGCCAACTCATTGAGGCCGTGACTGGCCCACCACCAGGCCGCCGAGATCGCCGCCCACCCCGGTTGCTCGAGCAGTTCGGGTTCGAGCTCCAGCGGCTGGCCCAGCCTGGCGCCGGCGGCGCGGTAGTTCGCCCGGCCTGTGATCTGCAGCAGGCCACGCCCACGGAATCGCCACCCATCACCGGACGCCTCGTCGCCATTGCCGTTGCGCGCGGCATAGGCGTTGTTGGCGATGGCCCGAGGGTTCCGCGCCAAGCGTTGCGCCAAGGCGTTGGGCTGGCCGTCGGCGCCGCGGTATCGGCTCGGCCAGGTCGCCGCCAGGCCGCGCGCGCTGTAGTTGAGGTTCTCCACCAGCCGAGTCAACTGGCTGCTCTCGTGGCCGATCTGGGCGAGAAACGCGGCGACTCGCACGGGCGAAGTGATACCGAAGCGAGTCATCCCGCGGTTCAGCGCACCAACAAAAACGCCGGCTTGCGGGCCGGCGTTCGGAAATATCTGCAGCAGCTGCTGCTCGGTAATCAGCATCGGTACTCTCCAGTAACGTTAATGCTCTGCTATCGGTAGGCGTGAAGGGGTTCCGGTTTGCTATCGTTCGCCTGCCAGGTAGGAGGCGAACCACGATGAATAAACGGATGTTGCCTGGGCTGCGCGCCCATGTTGATCAGCTCTTGCGTGATGGCTGGTGGATCTCCGCACGCGATCCGCTCACCTTGAAACGCGGGTCCGACCGCCTGCAGTGCCTGGACGGCATGCTGGTCGGATCGGCTCAGTCAAACCTCGATATCGAACTGGGGGAGCTGCGGCGCCGGCCCGGTCACCATGCCATCGCTGATGAACGCCATCTGCCCGGCCGGCACCGCCGTGCCCCGGGCCGCGATCACGACGTTGTTTCGCAGGCGGACGCGGCAGGTGCCGGCGCCCTCGTCGACGTCGATCACCTCCCCCACCGTGCGCGCGCCGCCCGGTAAGAGCCCGATGAACCGACGCCAGGGGTTGACCGTCGCCATCAGGAACCTCCCGGGTAGTGGCGCTCGATGCGCAGGGTCTGCCATACGCGGCTAGCCCCTACCCCCTCGGCCGAGATATCGGTGGCCAGGCAGAGCCCGCGCCAGCTCGCCTGTTCGTCCCTCACCTCGACCAGCATTCCCGGCTGCACCAGGCCCGGTACCCCGTCGTCCTTCTGGAAAAGCGGGATGCGCCGCGTCTCGATCGCCTGGTTGCCGCCCTTCGACAGCTCGCAGATCCCGCGCGAGCGTGCCACCTCGGTGCCGGTCATCCAGTCCTCCATGACGTCGGGCGCCGACTCCTCGCCGGCGGTACCGGCGCGCCGCACCTGCACGCTGACGCCGTAGCTGGTACCGCTGACGTAGACGAAATTCCATGCCGGCTGGGGACTCCACTCGCTGCCCCACTCGGCGACGATGGCGGCCGGGATGATCCGGTCGGGAATCGCGGTGTCCCAGTACCAGGTCGCCTCACGATACCGCGGCAGGATCGTCACCGAGTCGTCCATCAGGCCCGGCCGCACGATGCCGCCGGCGACCTCGGCCAGCTTGACGATGACCTGCATCGGCGTCTGGTCCTGGTAGCTGAAGGCGCCGGCCGGCAGCGTCCAGTCCGGCGGCCCCATGTTCTCGACGTCCCAGGACACTGAAAAGCCGGTGTACTGCAACTGGTCGTCGACAACCTGACGTGCGTTCAGCGGCGCCGTGTTCACCGCGCTGCGCTTCGGCGCATAGGGCGCGTCCAGCAGTTGGGTGCGGCTCGCGCCGCTGATGGTGTAGCGCTCGCTCGGATGCTTGCCGCTACCGCTGTAACGCTCGACCAGAAACCGCCAGGTCCAGCCGTTGATCTCCAATTCTACCGTCTTCGGCCCGTTGGCATCCGGCGCCGCCAGGTCCAGCGAGGTGCGACCGAACAGGTCAGCCGAGAACGACCAGGCGAACGAGTCGATATCCAGGCCGATGCGAATGCTGGTTGCATCCAGCGGCGTGCGACTCGGCAGCACCACCAGGGTGACCGTGTTTCCTATCATGTAGGTCTCCAGTATCTCGGGCTCGGTGGGTGGATCTATCGGCACCACCGGCCCCGGATAGTCGGGGTAGACAATGCCCGTCGGCACCGGATCGGTCGGCCGCCCCCACGCCCAGGGAATCCGCCGCAACGCATCGAAGCGGGCCGGACTGCCGTAGCTGCTGCGCGCTCCGGCGTCCACCGGACGGATACCGCGGACCGGCGCCACGTAGCGGAAATCGAAGAACACGTCGGGCGTGTTCGCCGGGGTGTAGCGGGTCGGGCCGAAATTGAAGTCGAGCAGGTCGGTCGGGATGTAGAGACTGGCACGCCTCTCCGACAGCGCATCGCGGAAGCGGTCGAACTCGGCCGAGCGCCGCCAGCCGGGTGGACGGCCGGCGTCCTTGGGCGACGGGCGCGGGTTGTAGATCAGCGACAGGCGCCGATCACGCGGGCGCAGCGTCCGATCCCAGCCTAGCTCTCTCTCCACGTCCAGCACCCGGGTGCTGTCCCAAGCGCTGCGGGCTGCCGCGTTGCGCTGCTCGGCGTGCTCCCAGCCACTCCCCCAGCCCGCATCACGCACCGGTACACCGGACCAGCCACTGGCGCAACGCCGTGCCAGTGGTCGGCCGGAGCCCCACAGCCCGCCGCTACGCGCATCGGCAAACACCAGGCGCTGCCAGCGCAGCGGGACGGCGCGCACGGAAAGCGGCGCCGCCCTCTGCCAGGGGGCGCCGAAACTCGCATTGATCATAGAGCCTCGACAGGAAAGGGCCCGTGGCTGAGCGGGCGGTAGTAACGCGTCGCCTGCAGACGGGCCGTGCCGACCTGGCGGCTGGGGTTGTCGCCCTCGATCGGCCACCACTCCGGCTCAGCCACCGGCAACACCCCGGCCTCGGTCACCTCGTAGAGCCAGCCAGAGAAGATCGTCGGACGCACGCGCTGGCCCAGGCTGACGGCGAGACGCGGCTCGAACACCGCGCCCCAGTCATCCAGCCCCATCGCGTAAGTGGTCCCGCCGGCCGTCACCTCCAGAGCGATCTCGGCGCGCCCGGACTCGGCCGTCTGCCCCACTCCGGCCACCCGCCATTCGCCATCGAGCTTGCGCTCGATGACCACCACCTGGCGCGAAGCCGCACCGCCGTCGACCGTGACAACCGCCCGCACCTTCGCCGGATCGGTCGGATCTCGACCGCCCGAGCCTTCGGTCAGGTCATAGGAGAGCAGGCGCGTATCGGCATCGAGGACCGGCCAGCGGATGATCCCCAGGCGCGGGTCGCCTTCGTCGGTGACCTGGATCACGAACTGTCCGCGCAGGCCCGATGCCTCGAAGCGCTGCACCGTCTCACCCTCGTAGACCTGGAAGGTCGCCGTCATCGCGGTCGCGGTGACCACCGTCCCGCGATACAGCGTGGCGATCTTGCGCGCCGGAGTCTCCTCCCCTTCGCGGGTGACCTTCACGGCGAGGGATTGGTAGATCGCCTGCCCGGCCCCCGACCAGGCGACTGCCACCGGCGGGCGAAGGGTCTTCGGCCCAATGCCGAACCGCTGCAGCCAGGTATCGGGCCGGACCTGGACCGGCGGCACCACCTGCAGCATCAGCGCGCTCATGCTGGCCACCACGCCGGATCCACAGACAGGAACCAGAGCCCCCAGCGGTCCATATGCACATGGTAGGTCTTGCCATCCATCTGGACTGCCTCCGCCACCGCCGTTGCGCCCAGGGACAACCCCAGCCGCTCCAGCAGGTGTCCGTGGCGGTAATGGCCCAGGATCGGGTCGAAACACACACCCTTCAGGCGGCCGACGTAGTTCGCGCCATTCGTCACATAGGGCTGCTGCATCCGCCAATAGGGTGGATTCTCTCCCTCCGTCCGGTCGTAGTAGGTGCTCTGATACTGCATCTGGTCCATCAGCGCTCCTACGCTGGGACCGCCACCCTGGATGATCTCTCCCGAGCGCTGGTCACGCAGCGAACTGAAGCCACTCCCGAAGGACCAGTTTCGGCTGTACCCCGTTGTGTTCTGGTAACCCTGGGCACCGCCGACGGCAATAAACCCCTGAACGCCGGAGGCGCCGCTGAAGCTCTCGTACTGCCCGACGTAGAGGCCGAGCTGGTACGCCTCGCTCGTGTTTTCGTAACCAGTGGATTGGAGGACGCAGAAGATGAACGTCTCGGCGTCCGCACAGATCTGCCAGTACGTCGCATGGTTCCAGTACATGTACCCCAGGTAGATGACATGAGCGTCATTGCTGGTGGGATTGGTGTCAGCCGACCAGGTACGTGACCGCGTATTGACGCCCTTTGGGAGCGGAGTGCTGATATCCAGCATGCCCTCATGCACATAGACTGCGATGTAGTCGTTGACGCTGCCGCTACCGGGTAAGTGCCTGTAGAACGTCACCTGCGCGCAGTTGGACGCCGGGGCCAGGGTGATGGCGGTGTCGAACTCGCTTACGACGGTCCACCCTGCCGGTGGCTTGTTGCCGTAGCCATCGACCAGCGCCGCGCGCAAGTAGCTCTTGAACTTCTGGAACGGCGTCACCGCCGACGGGAAGAGCGCCGGCGGTGCGCCGGCGTCTCGATAGCTGTACTGTCGAGCGGTCATCAGTCCGCGTCTCCTCTGATCTGCAGGTGGAACTCATCGTCCTCGACGGTGCCCTTGCCACTCAGCACCGTCCGCACGATCCACATCGGCCCCAGGCACGAGTCGGTGTTGAAGCGCACCGCGTTGCCGGCCGCCCAGCCACTGCCCCAGCCTTCCTTGCGGATGGTGAAGTACGGCGTGTTCGTCTCCGGGTTGATCGGCGCCGTGTCGGTGGTGGTAGTGCCGTTGGCGATGACTCCCAGCTTCTCCTCCACCACGCTGAAACTGGTCGAGGAGTTGAACACCAGCGCCCACTTCGCATCGATCGCACCGCGGTTGGCGATCAGCGGCGGATAGGCGAGGCTGTTGTAGTTGGCGGTGGTCCCGTCGCCCTTCGGCTCGTCGGTCCAGTTCGGCGAGCCGATATCCCAGGTCCGCTGGGTGAACCAGTGATGCAGCCGCGCCTGCAGGTCGCCCCAGCTCAGCGCACTGGACGCCAGCGCTTCGCCCGCTGGCAGATCCCAGGGCAGCGGCGAGGAGATTCCCAGCTCGCCGTTCACTTGGACCTCGGTGCAGAGGGTCATGTGCTCAACCCGGTCACGCACCACCAGCGGCAGGGTCAGCGGGTTGCCCTCGGCATCCTGCAGGACCAGCGGGTTGGCCCATGTCACCCGGCCGCGTTCTAGGTCGACGCTGTAGCCCGCCGAGGCCAGTTCCACCGCGTTGGCGTCCACCACCTTGATCTCGGCCTGCTGGTCGCGGCCGAGCTGCAGCACGCCGCCAGCTTGAGGACTCGGCAGCGTGGTCTCGGCGGTATGAGCAACCACCATCACGTCGCCCTCGCGGAACACTGGCACCCGCCCGTCCGCCGGCAGTCGCACCGGGTCCAGGCCCAGCAGGGTTGCGTCCAGCGGCAGAGAGGTGAAGACGACCGCGTTGTAGCGCAGCAGCAGCGGAATCACCGGGATATCGCTGGCCCCAGTGGTGTCCTCCAGATTGCTGGTGAAGCGCAGCCGGACGATGCCGGTCACGATATCGACGCTACCCTTGATCACCGCGCCATTGAGCTTACCGTTCGCGTCCGCCGTGGTGGTCACGATCTGCGCGGTATCCAGGCGAACCGCCGTCACCTGCAGGCTCGCAGAACGCAGCGGTGCCCCCGGCGTGCGGAAGGTCATGCTGGTGACGCTGAAGCCGGCGTTGGTGGTCAGACAGGCCAGCAGCGTGACCGTCGGTGCCGCCCCCGGGCCATAGGTATTCAGCGTCGCGGTACGGCCGGCGTAGTCCACCGAGCCGACGGCGATGCCGGCGTTGGTGCTGCTGTTGATGTTCTTGTAGAGCACACCGGAGCGGTCGACGTAGACCTCGCCGGCCCAGGTGAACACCAGCGAGCCCGGCAGGATCGGCTCGGCCACACCAGGCAACAGGTCCAGGGTCACCGGAGCGACGGTCTGCGAATCGGTCTGCTCGCCGTACTCGACGCCGCGGCTCTGCGCGCGCACGCTCAGCGTGCCGCCGAACCCCTCCAGCAACGTGGTATCGGTGGCCACCAGGCGCAGCTTCTTCATACCGAAGTTGTCGACCGTGTCGGTGTAGTAGGTGTACTCCTTGAACACGTAGTTGCCGGCCACCTTCAGGCTGAATTCGCCGGTCTCGTAGTTGATCGTCCCGGCGCGCCCGGCCCAGCCACCGGCGGCGTCGTCGGTCACCGAGTTGTCCACGGTGATCTCCGATTCGAAGATCGGCAGCGCCCCGGTGCCCATGTCAGCCCCGAGGGTCGGTGCCACCTGGCGACGCTTGGTGATCCACGATAGGCGCACGCTGCCCGCCTTGAGCGGCGCCCCGGGGAGAGTGCCGATGCACATGCCGGTGCTGTCGGAGGTCACCGCCAGCGGGCTGTCGGTCACGCTGCCCTGCTGGTAGGTATGCACGATCCCACTCCCGGCATCCGGGGTGGCGCTCAATTCCATGCTGACCTTGCCGTCGGCATAGTTGATCTGGCCGCTGCCACCGGTACCGCTGAGCGAGCCGTTGCCGCTATCGAGCACGGTGCGCTCTACCCCGCCGACCTTGAACGTCGCCTTGTAGGAGCCGGGCAACAGCCCCTGGTGCGGCAACGTCCGGTTGATCCGCGCGCGCGCCTGCACGCTGGTGCCGGTGCGCTGGGTCAGCGCCGCATCGTTCTGCCCGACGTAGGCGTAGATCAGCGAACTCCCCACGTCCGGCAGCGCGCTCAGGGTGATGGATACCGAGCCGGTCGCGAAGTCCACCGTGCCGGTGCCTTCCCCGGCCAATTCGCCGTTGCCCTGGTCGCGGATCTCCTGCCATTTGCCCAGGGCGAGGAACGAGACCACCAGGGTGCCCGGCTGGGGCGGCGCTTCGGACAGCGACAGGGTGTAAACGAAGCCGCGGTTGCCCAGTTCGATAGGGATCTCCCCGGTCACCGCTTCGCCCGTCGCCGCCGCGGCAGGCTGGTAGGTGGCGCTCGCTGTCCCGCTCCAGCCGCTGCCGGAGGCCGCCATCTCGATTGCGCCGCTCTCGTAGTCGACGGTACCGCTGGCAATCCAGTTCGAACCGCTGATGTAGCGCAGGCCTCCCTTGCGGTCGTCGGCGAACACACCGCCGCCGGCGCTCAGCGACAGCGAACCCGGCGCGCAGCCGGTGCCGAGGAACGTCCGCGACCTGCCGCTGCCGATATTCGCGACGCTCAGGTTGACCGTCCGCGCCGGCCCGGCCGCGGCGAACAGGCGCCGCTGATAGCCGGCCAGTTGGTCGACCAGCGCGTTTTCCCGGGTGGTACTGGGCACCAGTTGGGAATAGACCGACTTGACCCGCAGGCTCAGCGCGCCGCGGCTGACGGCCTCGGCCAGGGGGCTGATGCCGTAGTACCGCGCGGCATCGGCGACCTGGGTGCTGAGCACCTGGCTTTTCGGGCTGGTGGTACCGCCTGGAGTCACCTGGCCGCCGGGGAAGGTCGCGCCCAGTGGTGCGCTGATCGACAGGTCCAGCCGGCGCCGGGTGAAGTTCACGAAGTTGCCGTTGCCATAGTCGTGGGCGAACTGTTCGAGCCGCGCCTCGACGTCGGTGATGCGGACATACTGCGAGCGCGACTCGAACACCAACTGATAGACCTCGCCAATCTCGGGTAGCCGCTGTTCTTCGCGCTGCACGCAAGCGATGGCGCGCTGGCCCTGCAACTGGTTGCCCAGCAGTTCGAACGAGGCGGACACGGCCGGCACCACGAAGGACTCGATGGCGTTGCGCGCGTCGCGGCGCTCGTCGGTCTGGCTACCGGTGTTGAACAGCAGCACCGAGACACGCGGATCGGCCGGCGCCCGCGTGACGATGGCATGAGCGCCCAGGTACGGCTCGGCGCTGTTCGAGCTGATGCCGGCGAAGGCCTTGCGCAGGTTGATCCGGCCGATGGTCCGGTCCAGGCGCGAGATATCGGGAAACAGGTTGTTGATCTCGCGATCCACCACGGCCTGCCCGGTGGCACGGCCGCCGCCGTCGTCCTCATCGGTGAGGCGCTGGGATTTCAGCAGCTTTACATCATCGACGGTGATCGTCATGGAACACTCCAGCCAGAAAAGAAAACCCCGCCGAGGCGGGGTGTGGGATCAAGGGTCGGGGGTGGGCGGTGCCGAGGGCGGCGCTACGGTGAGCAGTCGCAACGTCACCAGGTAGTCGGCGTCCGGACCGGGGTTGACCTCGCGGAACAGCGGTTCGGCTTCCAGCGGCGTCCCTTCGGCGCGGTTGAAGATCACCGAGAATTCGCGGCCGTCTGGTAGCACCAGCGGCATGACCCGCAGGCGCTGGTCGCGCAGCACCTCCAGTTGGCGCACGACCCACAGCGGCGTCCATACCCCTCCCCCGGAGCGCAGTGTGATCGGGCGGCCATGCAGCTTGGTGCCTTCCTGCACCAGCAGCGCGCCGGTCAGGGAGCGTTCCTGCTCTTGTGCCACCGCATCCCAGGTGAACTCGTCCACCCATTCGAACTGGTCGCCCAGTTCCACCGCATCGAGCCTCATCGGCCGGTCCTCTTGCTGGCCTGCTCGAGCACGCCGAGCAGGTTGGTTTCGTCCTGTTCGCTGGCCACCGCCACGTCAACGGCTCCCCGCGCCGTCTCGAAACGAACGACCCGGGGCGGAGGACTCGAAGCCGGCGGCGAGGCAGGCGGCGCCGCGGCGGCCTTGGCGGCGTTCTGCTCGTCCACCCGCTTCTGCTGCTCCTCTCGCTGCCGCTTGGCATCCGTCTCGGCCTGGATCTGCTGCAGGGTGGCCAGCGCCGTCATCAGGTTCTGCACCGCGTTCATGTCGCCGCTGCCCTGGGCCTCGGCCAGTTGCTGCTGCAACTCGGCCTTGCGGCTGTTGAACCGGCTACGATCCACGGCTTCCTGCTCGCCGCGCAGCCCCGCCAGTTCCTCACGCAGACTGACCAGCGTCGACTTCGAGCCCTCCTTGAGCTGCTGGATCTTCTGATTGGCCGCCTCGATTGCGCTCTCCAGTTGCCGCATGTCCGAATCGTTCAGCAGGCTGAGGCCATTTCGAGCGCCCTTGGCCGCCGACACGAAGTCGCCCAGCTTCATGGTCCCGCGCTCGTAGTCGTCCATCAGGCTCTGCAGGCTGCGCTTCTGCTCCAGGTACGCAGCCTGGATCTCCAGGCTGGCCCGCTGGGTATCCATCGCCCAGCGCCCGAAACCGCTCATGCCCACGCCCGACTCGGCCTTGATCCGGGCCAGTTGCTCACTGACCTTGGCCAGCGAGCGCGACGTGGCGTCCAGGCTGCTGGTGTCGATGCTGAGATCGACGGTGGAGATCCCACGCATCGCGTCGAAGGCATTCAGCGCTTCCTGGCTCAACTGCGCAACGCCCTGCCGCGCGGTGCTCAACACTCCACCGAAGAACCCTTCGAAGGCGCCCATGTCGTCCTTCGTCGACGCTACTCCCTTGCGGGTCGCCTCCATCGATTCGCCGATGGCCTTGCGCTGGTCCGAGAGCGATTTGGCCGCCTTGTCCGAGGACTCCGCAACCGCCTGCATACCCTTGGCGCCCTCCTCGCCGGCCGCCTTCAGTTCCTTGACCTTGGCGGACAGCTTGGTCTGTTCCTGGTTGAACTCCCGCGCACTGATCGTGCCGTCGTTGTACAACCGGCCCAGCGCCGTCCGGATGTTCTGGATATCGACCGTGGTCTTCGCGCTGCTGATCGCGTCCTGGACCTGCTTCAGGTTCTCCAGGCCGGTACTGAGGTCAGACACCCCCAGGGCGGCGCCGCTGGCGGTCGACTTCAGTTCGGTCAGCTTCGCGTTGAGGACACCGGCGCCGTTCGCATACTCCTGCTGGCTCAGCGTGCCGGCCTGGTAGGCCTTGAGCATTTCCCCCTGCAGGGCGGTCAGTTGCTCGGTGGTCTTGGCCGCGCTGATCTGGTCCAGGGCATTCTGCAGGCTGGTCACCGCCTGCACCGACTCGGCGGCCGCGCTCTTCGCACCGGCCTTCAGGTCGGTGAAGGTGTCGGTGATCGCCTGGCTCTGCTGCTGTGCGGCGGAGGCGGTAGCCGTGGTGCTGGTGTCCCAGGCATCCGCGATATCCTGCGCGTCCTGCTGGATCTGCTGGCGAAAACCCTCGCTCATGCTGCTGAGCAGGTCGTGGACGCCGGCGACGGAACTGCGGAGGCGCTCCCCACCCAGCGCCGCCGGGATCTTCTCCGCCACCTTCTCGATGCCGGCGACCATCAGCGACAGGGTGCCGGTCCAGGCCAGGGCGATAGCGCTGATGCCCGAGGTGACACCGTTGAACAACGTCCGGAACGGCGCGATGAACAGTTGCACCCGCGAGGCCATGTCGTCCAGCTGGGTGCTGAAGCTGCTAAGCCAGGCCGAGGTCTTGTCGATCAGGGTGCCGAAATCGACGTCGGCCAGGCGCTTGATGAAGCGCTCGACCCATTCCGAGCCCTGGACGAAGGCATCCGACAGCCCCTTGGCCAGCGTGTCGAGGCGCCCGTCCTGGTCCATCTGCGCGATGGTATCGCCCAGTTCCTTCAGCTTGTTCTTGACGTGGTCCAGCGCGCCGGCGTTGGCAATGCGGTTGAGAAAGTCGGCCGCAGTGTCGCCGAGGTTGCTGACCAGACCGGTCAGGGTGCTCATGGCCTTGGCCGCGGCCCCTTCGGAGCTACGCCCCATTTCGTCGACCAGCGCCTTGATAACGTCCCGGCCAAGCTTGCCCTTGCTCGCCAGATCCTGCAGCTGCGCGGCATTCTTGCCGGTGACCTTGGCCAGCATGTCCCACACCGGCACGCCACGCTCGACCAGTTGCAGGATCTCCTCGGTCTGCAGCTTCTGCTTCGCCCAGGCCTGGCCGACTGCCGTCGTGATGCCCTCCAGGCGCTCCATGCCGCCGCCCAGCTTCTCCGACTGGTCCTCGATCGCTTTCAGCGACCCATCCATCGGGTCCAGGCCGTAGGCCTTCAGCAGCGCGAAGGCGTCGGTGACGTCGCTCAACTGAAGCGGCGTGTCCTTGGCAAAGGTCTTGATCCAGGCGGTTGCCCGCTCACCTTCGGCAACCGAGCCCATCAGCGACGTGAGCCGGTTCTGCAGGTTCTCGAACTGGTCGCCGGTGGTCAGCATCGAGACGATGCCATCACGCACCAGGCCGACTCCACTGCGCACCAGGTTCAGCGCCGCCTGGATGCCGACGAAGGCCGCGGCGTAAGCGGCTGCCTGGCGAACGCCGGACGACATGGCCTCGCGCAGCGCCGTCACGCGCGAGGTGTGGCCAGCCGCCTCCCGCGCCGCTCGCATCTGCGCACGTTCCAGCTCGCGGATCTCGCGGCTGTTCTGCGCGATGCTCTCGCGGGTGTTGTCGACCACCGACGCCAGCCGCCGCTCCTCGTTGGCAAGCTGCCCGGTATCCACGCCCGCCGCCCGCGCCGCACGTTGCTGCTCAGCGTGCCGAGCGGTCAGTTGGTCAAGGGTCCGACGCAGACCCGCTGCGTCCCGCTCCGCGATCTGCAGGGACACGGCCAGGCCCCGGCTCCCGGGGTTGCGGTCCAACGCCTCGCGCAGGTCCGCAATGGTACGGTCCACCCGCTGCACCGACGTCTGCGTCTGCGCAATGGCGCGCTCGGTAGTTCCGAGCGCGGTCACCAGGCCGCGGGCACCCTTCGCATCGTCCAACTGCCGGTTCAGGTTCGCCGCCGTGGTGCGCAGCCCTTCCAGCGCCTCGGTCGACTGCTGGGCGGCGGGCGACAGTTCGTCCCGGCCGCGAAGAACGAACTGGATCAGGCGCTGCATTGGGTTCGCCATGGCAATCCTCTGGCAAAAAAAAGCCCGCCAAAAGGCGGGCTGTGGTCATGGGGCCATCCCTGGCACGGCGGTCAGGCCGCCTGCGCGAGATCCATCTGGCAGAACTTGGAAATGTCGGTCGCAGTCACGCGCGAATCTGCGAGCAGTTCCGCCGGGCCGGTGAGCTTGGCGTATTCCTGTCCCAACACCGCCAGCTCCTGCAGGAGACCGAACTTGACGCGGCGAGGACGCAGCGCGAACGGCTCGCCCGACTGCGCGTCGTTCAGGCCAGCGATGAACAGCTCCAGCTCCTTCTGCGAGCCGTTGAGCATATGCACCGCCCGGCTCGGGCGCGGCGTGTAGCTGACCTTGATGCCGGTTGCATCGATCTTGCCGCCGCTCAGCACCTGAATGCCGTGGGGTACCAGCAGGTAGTCGGTGCCCGGGGCCACCTCGACGTCCCCCGCGGTCTTCACCGTCACGGGCTTGGTCAGGTCCGGCAGGTACTTGAACGGGATCAACTCCAGCGCAACCCCCTGAGAGGTATGCGCCTCGTCGGTGATCGCGGCGGTGGGCGCCACCTGGATGGTGGAGCGCGTCACCAGGGCGACATTCTCGGCGGTCAGGTCGAACATTCCGATGGAGGACGTCACGTCGGTGACGCGCTCGCGGACGTTGCTGTTGCCGCCACCTCCCATGTAGTTGGGCAGCGTCTTGCGGTCGGTGGCGAAGCTGATGTTGAAGGTGTCGCAGTTGCCGAGCGGCAGGAACGGTTCCTGCGATCCGTACAGACGGGCATGGATGATGCCCTCGCCGATGAACGAGCGGTCGATGGTCTGGAGCATGGGGCTCTCCTGATGGGTTCGGGTGGGTTACTTCTGGTCGCCGCCGGTCGGCTCGGCGGTAGCTGCCGGAATCGGCGCCTTGGCCTTGGCCTCGGTGGCGTAGCCCTTGCCCAGGGCATGGGCAGCTACGGCGGCGGTAACGCTGATGGCGCCCTTCGACGCCGGGTAGTGGGTCGCGTCGAGCCCCTCGCGGTAGTTGAACGGCCTGGTAACGATGATCTCGGGCATGGAGCCCTCCGGAAATGTAGAGGCCGCCCGGAGGCGGCCTGGTGGATGGGTTACAACTGCTGCGAGTAGCTGACCTGCAGAGGGATGGCTCGATAGGCCCAGCGCCGGCCGGGCTCGGACAGGCGCACAGCGGATGCCGGAAAATCGACACGCACCAGGCCGGGCACCGTCAGCCCGGCCTTGTGGCCCTTGAGCACCCGCTTGATCGCCAGGCGCGCCTCGCGCAACGCCTGGGCGGCGTCCCTGCCGCGCGCCATCGGGACGATGTTCACGGTCCACTCCTCCACGACACTGCCCGGCGACCGGTCTCGTTCCACGGTGTCCCCTTCCTGCAGGATGATCAGCCGTTCGGGCTCGTCGCTGTCCTCGGCGTCGAGCACCCCGGCCACCCAGTCCTCACGGACGGCGTCGCCGAACGCCGGTACCGCGGCCAGCAGGTCCAGCAGTTGGCCGATGACCGCGGTCTGTACATCGATCACGTCGCTCATTCGGGCACCACGTAGAAAGTGATCCAGTCGCCGTCGTCGGCATGGATGCCGTCGATGCGCCAGACCTGGCCATCGGAGTCGAGGAACGCCCCCTTGCGATCAAGGGGCTGCAACACGGCCTTACGGCACGCAATGGTCCGGTACCGATCCAGGGCGCCGGCCTCCATGCGCTCAACACCTTCCTCGACGATCACCGCAGCATTGCCGACCTGCCGGCCAGAGCGGTCCAGGTAGCCAAACTCACCATCGCCGAGGACGTCGGCGATGATCTCGTCCATGTCGGCGACCAGTTCAGAGAAACCCGCCACGGTCAGAGGGTCAGTTCGCGCACCGCCAACGGGCGGGTGCACAGGTGCAGCGGGTTCGATTGCGCTTCCCCAGCCACGCCTTTGTCGAAGGGCAGACGCTCAAGCTTGGCGTAGTACGGCAGGCCTTCGGTGTTGACGACCTCCATGTAGTCCGCCGGCGCAAAAGCGCTGATGAACAGGTCCGGAACCCCCTCCGGGACCAGTTGGGCACTGCCATCGTCCACGAACGGCTCCCCGTCATGCTTGCCGCGATAGCGATCCCAGACCACGCCGCCGAACTCGAACGACTGGCGACGGTCACCCCGCAGTTGCGCCGCCTGCAGGGTGTTCAGGTAAGTGCCGCGCACTTTGGGGTGATCGATGAGCTTGGCCCAGAAGTTCTTGCCACAGAACGCTCGCGAACCGGTGCTGGTGACGTTGCCCAGCGCGTCGTCCTGCTCGTCGAGCAGGTCGGCCAGAATGCCGCTCAGATCACCCTCGGGGTTACCCAGTTCGAGCGATCGCGGCTTGGGCTTCCTCAGTCCGAAGGCCTGGTAGATATCCAGCAGCACCGTCGAACCGTCGGCATCGAGAACCTTGCCCTTGATGGCGCCGATGCGCTGATACTCGTGGGTCAGGTCCAACTGGCGGCGCGCTTTTTCCAGGCGCTTGGCCACGACCGCCTCGGCGGACTGCAGCTCGGTCCGGCTACCCACCGCACGGATGCCCTGGATTTCATCGGCGAGGATCTGGAACGTCTGCGGCAGGTGAACGGTGTTGAAGGGGACCAGTTGACGCTTGTCACCGGTCACGACTTGGCCTACGCCGCCGCGGGCTTTCGCCTCCACCAGTTGCAGCGTGGTGCCGTCCTTTTCAATCTGCACCACCAGCGAGGACACGCCCTGTTCCTCGAACAGGCCCAGCGCGGCGAGTTGCCCCGGCACCGGGTGATCGGTGTTGATCACCGCCAGCAGCGCCTCCACCGAGAACGCCTCATCTTCGAAAATGCTGATTTCAGCCATGTGAATACTCCAGAAATGAAAAACCCCGCGCAGGCGGGGCTTGAGGTGGTTGAGGGACGGAGGAGGATCAGGTGCGAAGGATGAGGCCCAGCGCCGTGAGGTCGGCCTCACCGGCGGCATCCAGGCCGGTCAGCAGGCTGGCGATCACTTCGGCATCACGGACCACGGCCACCGCCTTGACGTCGGCATCCGTGGCATCCACTGGACCGAACAGAATGCCGCCAGCCGCGCGACGGCCGTCATCGGCACCGTCGTCGTCGTAGAGCGTCCACTCGCCGAGCCCTGCCAGCACTTGCAGGTTGAAGCGATCACCCACCACGAAGTCGGTGGCCCCGTCGGAAAGGGTGAAGCCAATTCCGCCGCCGGTGAACGCCTGGCCGACTTGACCAGTTCCCACCTGGCGTCCCTGCGGGTCGACCACCTCGAACTTGCCACCATTGGCTCCGGCCTCGGTGATTTCCAGCACGTAGGTTCCGCTGATGGCGGCGCTGGTTACCACGGAGGCACCGACCGTGCCGTCGCCGGTGTTCCCTGCCGCCGCGGTCGCGGTCAGCGCATTGGCGGCGGTGATGGGGGCGATCAAGGTACCCGCCACTAGCCGACCGGAGCCAGCGGTGATGACGATGTTTTCGCGGCTGCGCGAGCCGTTGGCCTCCGACAGGAGGAACTCTCCGGCGTGAACGCCTTCGGTCTTGATGGTCATGCTTGCTTTCCTCCTTTCGAGGCATTGAGCCGGCGCTTCGCGTACACGTCGCTCGGCGCCGGGGGTTGGTAAGCCTTGTTCTGCGGCTGATCGTCCGTCGGTACGCGGTTGTCGATCTCCACCTGGGTGCTGCGCGCTACGATCTTGTCGTACAGCCGCAGGCGGGCGCCGTCGGCATCCAGGCCCTCCTCGATGAGCGCCTTGGCCTCATCGGGCATTTTCGCGACGAGGCATACCGACCGGACGGCCTTCGCCCGGTCCAAGGCCGCGCGCACCGTCTCGCGATCTTTCAGGCCCGAGGCCTTGATCAGGTACGCCGCGCAGTCGGCCAGACCGGCCTGGGCGCAGTCCGCCGTCAGCTCCGCAGCCAGTTCGGCCGACGTCAGTGCGGGGTCGCCCACCGGCTCCCGACTGGCCAGCAGCCGGCGCGCCGCGTCGGGCGTGTTGCGATAGCGATTCAGCACCTTGCCCAGGCGTGCGTTCACGCCGATCGGCTCGGCCGCGCCGAGCACCTCGTCCACGAACCCCTTGTCCTTCGCCTCAGGCGCGGTGAGCCAGGTTTCGTCGTCGATCATCCGGCGCAGTTCGGCGTCGTCGACATTCAGCGGCCGATGCTGGTAGCTCGCCACGATGCCCTCGAACGCCTGGTCCATCATGTCGGCGACCTTGCGCAGGTCTTCGCTGTCGCCTGCCGCGAAGGTCCAGGGGTTGTGGATCATGAACAGCGCGTTGTCGGCCATTTCGACCCGGTGCGCGCCGCAGGCCGCGACACTGCCCGCGCTGAAGCAGGCCCCGTCGATCCGGGCGGTGCAGCGTTCGCCCAGAGCCCGGAGCGCGTTGTGGATGGCGATGCCGTCGAAGAGGTCGCCGCCGATGGTGTCGAAGTGAACCAGTACCGGAGAGGTGCCGTCGTCGACTGCTTTCAGGTCGCGGATGAAATCCGCGGAGGTGATGCCCCAAAAGCCGATTTCGCCGTAGATATAGATCTCGATGGAGGCGACCGAGCCGGCACCCTCAGCGCTCAGCGCCTTGACGCTGTACCAGTGCTCGGCCTGCAGATCCGGCGCGACCTGCGCCTTGTTCTGGATGCGCGGATCGGCGAGCGTGCCTACGCCCAGCAGCGCCCACAGGGCGGCCAGCGCCAGGGGCTGTTCATTGCGTTTCTTCATGGGTGTCCCCTTGGTCTCTCACCGGTTGCCCGGTGTCGGTGGTGTAGTGCAGGTTCAGGCTCTCGGCCCGGGCGTTGTCCTGGGCGTTCTCCCGGTCGATCACCTCGGCGTCGTATCCGGTGCGTAGCGCATGCTCGCTCCGGCTGGCGAGGCCTCCGCCGATCTCCAGCAGCTTGCCCTGGACGTCCTGCACCGGATGGATGTAGGCCCAGCCCTGCGGGATCCAACGCGTGCGCAGGAACTCACGTCGCCGCGCCGGATAATCCGGCAGGTCCACTGCTCCGCTGAGGTACGCGGTATCCAGCCACCACGCGCGCACCGGGCGGCAGAGCTGGTAGACGTACACGCTGAATTGAACCTGTTCGATCCGGCGCCGAAACTCGTTGAGCAGCACCCGCAAGGTGCGGTCGCTGATATCGCCCATGTCGCCGGTGAGCAGCTCATACGGCAGGTCGACACCGACCGCCGCTGCCATCAGTTGCTGTCGCATGAAGTCGACGTAGGTGTTACCGGCGTCCGGCGGGTCGGAGAAAACCACCTCCTCCCCTTCCAGCAGTTCCTGCATGGTCCCCGGCTCCAGGGCGACCATCGGTGTCCCGTCGCGATCCTGCGCAGGTGCCAGCCCGGTCGACGGATCGAAGATCGGCGCCCCGTCCTGTCGAGGCCTGGTGATGAAGCCGGCGAACAGGTTGGAAACTTCCTGCCTGAACAGCACCGCATCGTCGTAGTTGTCCAGCGACTTCAGCCGCAGGAGAACCGGCGACAAGCGCGGCACACCGCGCAGTTGGCCACCCTCCAGCGGTTCGAAGATGTGCAGCACCTGGTCCGCCGGGATGCGGTTGAGCTGGTTGTAGCCGCGCCGGGGCGCCGCCGGATCGCCGGGATGGCTCTGCCACATCCAGTAGGCAACCCGGCGGCCGATGGCGTCGAACTCGATTCCCGCGCGCACCACGTTGCCACTGCGGGTCTTGAAATTGCGATCCACCGGGACGAAGTCAGGCGGGAGCACCTGCAGTTGCAGAGGTACCGCGAGGCCGTCCTCCGGCCGTCGGTTGCGGCGCCTCACGAAGCACTCGCCCGCTTCCTCGACCATCCGCGCGATGATCATCTGCAGGCCGTAGAAATCGGTACGGTCATCCGCGTCCGACTCGTCTACCCAGTCCTCCCACAGCAGGTTCAACGCCTCGCGCAACGCCGCGTCGTCCAGACGTGCGCGCGGCGTAATGCCGGTGCCGATCAGGTTGCTGACGCGCTTGCTGATCGCGCTCGCGGCGTAGGGGTCATTCCTCACCGCCGCTCGCGAGCGCTTGCGCAGGGTCGGCAATGCCGGAATGGCTACCGCATTCAGCGCCGCCTCGGGCGCGTCCCAGCCAGCGGCGCGGCGTCCGGTGCCAGCGCCCTCGTAGCTGTTGCGAATGCGCTTCGACGTGATTCGGTATCGGGTAGCCATCAGATCCCCTTGCCTCCGCTGTAGAGGCGAACCTGGCGCGGCCGTCGGTTGTTCGTAGCCGCCTCCAGGGCTGCGGCTTCGGCGTACTGCTGCTCCAGAACGCGCAGACTCGCCAGTTGCGCGCGGTCGACCTGGCGGTCTCCCTTGCGCACCGACTGCCCTTTTTTCAGGATGTCCTGAATCGCCACCCGGACCTCGTCCAGGCGCTGCTGCGCTGTGCTCATGCTGACCTCGTCTATCGGCGGCTCAGATACCCGCTGCGCGAGGTACGCCGGCCAGTTGGTTGGGATGGTGGGTTCGCGCTCCGCGTGGGAGGTGCCGGCCGCACTGGGGCGCTTGGCGCCTCGTTCTGCGGCTCATGCTCGTCCGCCTCGTCGGCTGCGCTGGGCACCGTGGCGACTGGGTCGGCGAACAGGCTGCCTTGACCTACCGCTGCGCGCAGGCTGCTCCACTGCGGAGCGTGATAGCGATGCAGGCCGAGGAAGTGGGCCGCGGCCAGGTTGTACACGATGAGGTCGAGGGCCTCGTTTCGCTCCGACTTGGCCTTGACCCAGTCGGTGCGCTTGAACCCCTTCACGTAGCGGACCACCTTGCGCTCGGCCACGCACTGGTCGAAGAAGTCAGGCGGCAGGTCTGCGGAGAAGTGCAACGCCCCGGGGCCATCCTTGAGGTGGTAGCGGTTGTAGACCCAGTCCTTCGCCGTGTCGGTGCCGACCATCCATAGTTCGGCGCCACTCTTCTCGGTGTTGCCTTGCCAGGTGACGTCGACCTTGGACGGCCGCTGGGCCAGCACAGGGCGGCCGCGCTTGCTCGCCCCCTTCACCGCCAGCACGTTTCGCCAACGGCGCAGGCGGGTGAACTGGTAGACCTCATGGGTATGGTGTCCACCCGAGTCGATGCAGACCGCGCAGATGGCCAGGTCCACACCGCTGACGTGCCGATATCGAGCCTTCAGGCGCTCGTCGAGCAGCGCCCAGGTCCGCTCGTCGGTCGGGTCGCCAGGGATCACCTGGAAATCGACCGTCCAGCGCTCCAGGCCCTCGCCCCAGCCCATCACCAGCATTTCCAAGCGGTTGTGCTGGGTATCGACCGCCGCGGTCAGCAGCAGCGCTCCGGCGGGTACCAGACCCAGCCGATGCCCCTCGGCCTCGGCTCGCTTGCGCAGCTCGTCCGCCTTGGTCATTTCCTCGGCGCTGTCCCACAGCCGGGCCAAGCGGGTGTTGTAGAACACCTGCATGGACCCGGGATCGCCCTTCTCCTGTAGACGCTTGGCCTCGTCGTACTCCTTCGCCAGGTCCGTCCAGGTCAACCAGCCGGGAGGCGCATACAGCGCGCTCAGGGTGAAACTGACGGTCTCGCCGTCACCGACGGCATGGGCTCGCCACTCGCCAGCGGACAGCATGGCCGCCTTGTGGTGCTCCTCGATCAGGGCGCCGCACTCCTCGTTGCAGCACATGTACTGCACAAGGCGGTACTCGGGGTCGTACTTCAGGCCCTCCCACTCCAGCACCTGCATCGTTCCGCAATGCGGACACGGGACGTAGTAGTGCCGCTGGTCGCCCTGGGTGAAGAGGTCGGCGATCCGCGAAACGCCTTTCAGCGTGGGCGAGCTGGAGTAGTAGAACTTCGCGCGGCGGCCGAACGTCGAACCGCGCGCCTCGGCCTGCTTGACCGGGTCGCCGTCGTCGTCGACGTCCATTTCCCAGCGATCGATTTCGTCGCCGTACACGTACCGAGCGGACAACTCGGCCAGGTTGGAGGCCGAGCCGGCTGACGCGCAGTACAGCGCGCCACCCTCGAACTCCTTGGTGTCGAGCGTGTTTCGCGAGTCGCGCGAGCGGGCCTTGGCAACGCGCGCGGTCAGCACCGGCACGGCCTTGATCGTCTTGTCGATCCGTCCTGATACCCGCTTGCTCAGCTTCTCGGTGGGCAGCAGCACCAGGATGTTGGCCGGTGCCATGTGGATACAGCCGCCGATCCAGTTCAAGGCGACCTGGGTCTTCATCAGCTGCGAGGCGATCATGGTCACCACGCGCTTGGCTGGGAACAGCGGCGACAGGCAACGCATCGGCTCGCGCGCATAGGGGGTCCGGTCGGTGTGGTACTTGCCCGGCTCGGCCGCCCCCGTATCTGCCGGGATCATCTGGAACTCGTCCGCCCACTCATCGATCCATAGTTCGGGGTCAGGCTTCAGTCCTCGACGGTATGCCGCCAGGTACACGGCGGCACCGTCGGCATACGGTTGTTCCATGGTTCAGTTCGGCTCCTTGCCCCCTTGTTCGATCTCGGCATCGAGCTGCAGGAGGCGGTCGGCATCTTCCAAGGCACGGCGCAGCGCCTGGGTCAGGCGGCGTTCGATTTCCCAGGGGTCGGTCAGCGTCACCAGGTCGCCGGCGATTTTCGGCGGCACGCCCATCAGCAGATCGCGCAGAGCGCGCGCAGCGGTGAAGGCGGCGGAGTCGACACGCGCACGCTCGACCGTCTCGCCACGGCTCTTGCGGTGTTCGTCTTCTGCCAGCAGAGCCAGGGCGTACTCCCGCCGCGCGCGGGCCTTCTGGTAGTCGGGCAGCGGTGCGGTCTGCCCTGGTGCCGGTAAGGCCGGGCTCGGGGCTGCACCTGCGCCTATGTGGGCGTACACGCCCTTCTCCACCCGCTCCTGCCGATGCCGCTCGGCCACGGCAGCCTTGCTCGGGTCTGCGCTGGCGGCCAGCAGTTCGTCGCTCGCCTGGACGTCGACCTTTCCGTCGGCGGTGAGGACGAGACGTCCTTGCCGGACCAGCTTCGACACGTAGGCGCGCGACCAGCCTTGGCGGTCCGCGAACGCTGCCTTGGTCATGAACTCCATGTGCGGTACCTGTTAACCACGATGAACCGAGGGGTTAACCCGGTTAACCCTGTTAACTAACTTCCCGGCCCAGCCACTAGCGCGAGAACGGGGTTCGAATCACCCTTGTCCGGGGCGGCGCTTCAGGGGCCCCCGGTGCTTTTCGAGTAGCACGTCACTGCCCCGCTTTTTGCGACACCCCGCCAGTGGGTGGCCATTGCCGGCTCGGGTTGAACCAACCCCGCTCCGCCCGGCCAGGCCACCCGCCAACGGTTCAGCGCAGCGCTTTCGCCAGGGCCCGCTCGATGTTCGCCTCTAGGCGCGCGTCGTCCTCGGCAACACGCCGAACGACTTCGTGAAACTGGAAGCGCACGCGGTACTGAGGCTGGCGGACGAAAGCGAGGACCATAGTCAACGTCCGTCCACGGCGCTCGGCGATGCCAATCGGCCGGCGGCCACGGCGCATCACGAAGTACGCCAGTTGGTGTCCCTTCGCCAGGGAGCGCGCCGACTGAGTGGCGTTTCCTTTGAACCCCGCTCGGTATTCCAGGGCGCCCAGGCCGGAGAGGATCTGGATCATCTGGCCGCGGCTCATGTTGCCGTACTGGTCCAGCCGGGCGCCCTCCGCTGGAACGACGAACATGCCCGCCGGCAGGATGCCTCGGGCCCGGAGGTTCCGCTCCGACGCCTTGTCCACCCTCGGCCCCCGAAGACTTGGGGAGCCACCCAGTCCTCCGGCGCCTGCCCCTTCGAGGCATGGTCCTTTTCGTCCTTCACCCACAAGGCCGCCTCAAGGCGGCGCGAAGTGGCATGCAGGATGCGGACGGCGTTGCGGGTGAACGGTGCCGGCCGGTCGAAGACCTGGTCGATCTCCCCGACCAGCGCCTGATTCGCCTGGTTCGCCGTGTGGTTCAAGGCGTCGGCCAACACAGCAGCAGGCAAGTCGCCACCGAGCTGCTGCAAGGACCGAACGGCGTCGTCCAAGTCCCGCGCAGTGATAGCCCCTCTCACTCCGAGTCGGCCCGACGAGGCGGCACCTCAGAACCGCCCGCTTTCCGCTCAAGCCAACGTGTGTAAAAACCAGATGCCACGTCGGCGCCGAGGCACGCGACCACGCTACCGAGCGCGGCGGCAACCGGCAGCCCCGCACCGCTCGCCGTGGCGAGCAACACCGAGGCCAGGCCGAACACCACCGACGCCCCCGAGCGCAGCAGAACACGTTTGAGCAGATCGCTGACCGTCAGCCCTGCCGCCTCGGCGCGCCACAGCTCCCCGGACAGGCCGGCCATCGACACCAGCACGAACAGCCAGGTCGGGATATCGCTCAGCGTCTGCTGAACGTCGTTCTCTGTCGCCATGTTCACCTCGGTCTGAGTAGGCGGCCCGTCCCTGGACCCGACACCCCGCCAGGGAGGCCAGAGGCGCCGAAATCGAGCCAATAAAAAACCCGGCGCGATGGCCGGGTTCGGATGATGTGGAGCGTGTGCCTCAGTGGCGCACCTCTACGAGAGTGCCTACTTTTTACCCCTTCAGTTCGGTGGCAGCAACCCAGTTTTATTGCCACCCCGAGCTTATCCCGGAGTCGCCCCAAACTCGTCCCGGACTCGTCCGGCGTATATCCATCTACGGTTATCAAGCGCCTCCGGCGCTGTCCTACTGATCAGTAGGTGGGTCAGCAGGTGGGACAGATAACCCATTGTTTTATATGGCGTTGTCCTACTGTCCCACTTGTCCTACTACTTTCTACGCATATAAGAGAAGAATAATAAGAGCGCACGCTACGCGCGTGCGCGCGATACGCGCCTATGTGCGGGCGGGTGTGTGAAAGGTGGGACAGTGGGACAACCCCAGCAGCGACGGGGCTTTGCGCTGTCCCGCCTCGAAAAACGAAGCGGGACAGAGTAGGACGGTGGGACAGCGCCAGGCCAAGTCAGGCCGCCCGCCGCAGCAGGATTTCAGCAATGGCCGCATGGGCCAGGTGCAGGCGCTGGTAATACTGGGTTCTACCGCACCCGCACGCTTCCCATTTCATCGGGTCCGACATGTCGTAGTCCGTGTAATGCAACCGCACCACCCGCTCGATGGGCGGCGGAAGATGCTTGTTCACGATCAGCTCAATGTCCGCCGTGCGATCCAGAGGACAGCGAGCCCCCGCTGTGGAGCGAGTCAGGTTTCCCCTGGTCGCCATCAGCATAGCAATCACATTGCTCCCGCCGCTAGCGTTGCCGGCAGAGCCGACGCCATTCGGCGGGTGCAGCTCGGCGGCCCAGATCCGTAGCATCTCGTCAATTGGCTTGATCAAAATGCGGCCTCCTTCTGCGTCGGCTGTCCCTTCCACGACGGCGGCCGCTCGTAGCCCCACGGTCGCACCGGCGATCGCCCGGATGCGGGCAGGCGTCTGCGCCGCCAGCCCAGACGATGCATGATATGGCCTACTCGCATCTGCTCCGGCTTGCCCCAATGCCCGAAATCGAGGTTGAGCGCTCCCCCCAGCAGGTCAGCACTGGTGACGGTCTCGCCGACGTACCCCTCCAGCCAACCGATCAACTTGTGCTCCCATGCGTCGACGGTGTAGCGCTTGTCCTGCTCCTCCTCGAACAGCGCGCGCTCTTCACGCGAGACCCACCACTGATCCCCGGCGCGGTAGCAGAACAGCGCTTCGGCCCATAGCTGGTCCCGGATCTCGCGCAGCAGGTCCAGATCCACCTTCGTGCAGAGGACCGGCCAGTATCGACGGTTGCCGGTGGTGTCTTTCAGGTACTCGTCTTGGTTGGTCGTACCCACGAAAACACACTGTCGTGGCACATCGCGGGTTCTGCGACCGTAGCTCTCGCGGAAGGTATCGACCGAGGCCGAAAAGAACTGCTTTGCCTTGGTGCTGTCGGCCTTGTTGAACGCATCCAGCTCGCCCAGCTCGCTGATCCACTTGCCGCGCAACATCTGGAACGTCTCTTTGTCACCGAGCACGAACGGGGTATCCATGAACCACTCGCCGCCCAGCACCGACATGGCGGTCGACTTGCCTTCGCCCTGCAACCCTTCGAGGATCAGCACCGTATCCATCTTGCAGCCCGGGCGCATAACACGCGCAACAGCGCCGATCAGCCAGCGCTTGCCGGCCTTCATCGAGTACGGGGTCTCCTCCACGCCCAGGGCCCTGTTCAGCCAATGCTCGATCCGCGGCGTACCGTCCCACTCCAGGCCCTCAAGGTACGCCCGCACCGGGTGAAAGCTGTTCTTGCTGGCCACCACCGACACCGCTTCCAGCACCGGCGGCACCTTCGTCAGCAAACCGTACTGCTGGGCCAGCCACTCGCACGCCAGCATGTCGTCCAGATCTGTCCACTCCCCCGTACCACCACCATAGGGCGGCGTCCGCAGCTTCATGGTCTTGGCACTGAACTCGTCGTAGCCGAGCACTCCGTGCCAGCGCTCATCGTTCTGTAGGATCAGACTGATGTTCACCATGTGCGCTGCCAGGCCGCCGCCCTTGATCCGCAGAAGGCAGTCACGCCAGCCCCCTCAGCGGGTGGCCGGACCACCGCCATGACCTGGGCCCGGACCACCTCCAGCCCCTCGGCACAGTGCAGGTCGTTGAAGTCAGTCCAGCCCTCCTCCCTCTCGCTGCCGAAGCGAGGGAGTACGAACTGGCCGCCGAGGATCGTAGCGGCGTTCTCCGCAGCCTGAGCGCCCGGATTCCAAGGCGACCCGTCCTGGCGGGTGGTCTTCCAGTCGTCATCGCCGCAGAAGATCAGCGGCCGAGACGGGTACTCGGTCTGCATCGCCTTGCCGACCGGCAGCAGGTTGCCGGCATCGAACGCAATAGCCACCGCACAGCCCGTCGCCATGTGCAGGCTGACGCCGGTTGCGTACCCCTCAGCGATCAACACCGGCTCGCCGGGCTCGGGGCGAGGACCGATCAGGCAGAACGCCCCTTCCTTCTGCATGCCATAGGGCCAATAAGCCTTGTCCCGGCCGGTATCGGGCTGCTTTTCGGGGTAGATGATTTGCAGTCCCACCAGCCCCTTGAGGGTCCGCATGGGCACCATGAAACGCCCGCCGTAACCGTAGCGACCGCCGATCCCGACGATTTGCTTGCGGTCGAGATACGGCGCCTTGCCTTTCTCCGATAACCGCTCCCACAGCCGCGCGGCGCCCTGGGCGGCACGCTGGGCGGCATAGGCGGCCTTCGCCGCCGCCTTGCGCTTGGCCTCTTCCTGCCGCGCGTGCATCAGCTCGCGCTCCTCGGCAGTCAGGCGAACACCCTTGAGCTTGAATTTCTCGTTGAGATCCTGCCGCCAGTTGCCGAAGCGCCCGAAATAAAGGGTCTTGCCGCTGGCAGTGGTGTATTCGTGCAGGACGTACCAGCCAGTTGCCTCCCCGTTCCGGTCGCCCTCGACCTTGCAGCGCACCAGCTTCCCGAACACCCAGCCCGGGCTCCGCTTGGTGAAGGGTTCAATTCCATGGTCTCGAAGCTGATTCAGCACTTCGTCCAAGGCTTCGTTACTCACCGGCGCCCCCTCCGCTCGTTGAAGGACTGGCATTCGATGCAGGTTTGGCACCCCGGCACAGCTTCGCGGCGGCGCGGCGGAATCGGCTCACCGCAGCACTCGCACTCATGAGCCGATTCGCCAACCGCTACCAGCGCACGGGCAGCCAATGCCGCCTCCATGCGCTCCAGCACCAGGTCATTGGCGTGATCCGCGATATCAGCCATTGCTCACCTCCCCGCGCTCGGCGCCCTTGGTGGTCTGGTGGACGTAGCGGGCACGCTCGTAGAGGCCGACCGCCGCGCGGATGATGCTCATCGCCAGCTTTTGGGTTTCCGCCAGCTCGGCCGCGTCGATGCGGCCGTCCTCGATATGGCGCGCGATGGTGGTCGCCGCGTTGGCCGACGTGTGCAGGATCTCGCCGGCGCCGGCAATCAGGCTGGCCGGCACATCCTCGAACTGAAGCGGCGAAACGAAGAACCACAGGCTGTCGCCCAGCTCGGCATGCAGCGCGTCGAGCACTACCGCCCGCCCCTCGGCCGACACGTACCGCAGGAAGTCGAGCACGTCGTAGATGTTGAGGATGTGGCTGGTGTGGCTGGAATCGAACTTGTGGGAGGTGGTGGAGACGCTGCGGCCGGTGGAGTGAGCGAAGCCGGTGATGCCACCGTGGCACATGCGTTGATTGCGAGCGACGAGGTTGAGCGCTTCGCCCAAGGGAAGCACCTCGCGGCCCATGCGGTCGAACTGATCCGCGAACGAGGGTCGGGACATGGCAATTATTCCTGTTTACTGCCAGTGCCACGACGCCACCAACCTTGTTAGAGTAGGCGCCGTGGTCACATTGCATGGTGGTCACAAGGCAGATGGCCGCTCTGTGGTGGAAACGCCAACTGCCACGATGGCCGGGTGATCGGCATCCCTGATCACCCGACCGTTACAGCCAGCAGCTCTGTGGTGGAGAGGCTGGCAACCCCGAGGCATCCGTGCCTCGGGCCTGGGAAGCTCGGCCGGCTGTGGTGGTACTTAGCGTGCTGCTCCAGCCGGCCTGGCTCCCCTCCCTCGGTGGTGGCGAGGGTTGTTACGTTGACTAGGCAACAGCCAATCCATCGTCGCGCTCGCCAAACACGTCCGGCCGCAACCGGTGGCGACTGACGCCGGTCAGGGCCTCGACCTTCAGCACCATTTCTGCCGGGCAGTGCCCACTACCTCGCAGATAGTGAGAAATCATTTGCTGGGACAGATTGACCCCGAACGCGGCGAGCTTTCGTGAAAGCTCGGATTGGCCCCCTGCCCGGGAAATCGCAAGCTGAAACGCGACTTTCATTGGTTCTTGATCTGACATAAGGCTTCCTCGGATGGAACTGGCGCCCAGCCTACAAACAAAGCTGTCGAATTTCAACAGACACTTTTGTTTGAGAGGCAACAAATCCTTTTGTAGCGTTCACCCCATGAACACACCAACTGAACGCCAAGCTGCAATTGCCGCCACGATTCGCAAGCGCCGCGAAGAGCTGAAGCTTTCCCAAAGCGAGGTAGCGAAAGGGGTCCGCGAGCTGCTAGGCGGCCAAGCCTTTACGCAACAGTCCTATGCTGCAATTGAGCAAGGGAAAACCAAGCACTCTAAATACCTGGCAGTCATTGCCCGAGTGCTAGGCATTCCCCCTCAGTCGGTGGACCCCACGTTTCCCGCCGCCGCAAGCATCATGCCCCCTACAATCACAGCGGCAGAGCGGGCAACAGTAGCCGGCCCTACAGGGAGGAAATTGCCAGTGGTAGGCTCCATTGCAGCAGGCGCCTGGGTAGAGGCAGTCGATTTATTCCAGCCGGGTGATGCTGAGGAATGGGTAGATGCTCCAGGGCCTGTAGGCCCGGATGCCTTTGTTTTGATTGTCGACGGGATAAGCATGAAGAATCCCACCGGCCCCTTGAGTTTCGAAAGCGGAGACCGCGTGGTCATCGATCCATCAATCGAGGCAAAGCCGGGGGATCTTGTCGCAGCGAAGCTGAGCAACTCTAATCGCGTCACGTTCAAACGCCTTCAGATGGAAGATGGCGAGTGGTATTTGGAAGCACTGAATCCCGCTTGGGAACCCCGATACATTCGCGTCAACGAAGAATGGCAGATATGTGGCAAGGCGGTTTGGCGCGTACAGAAGCTGTAGCAACAAACAAAATCTACAAACAAAACTGTTGACCAGCCAACAAAACAAACTGTAGCTTTACCTCGACTCTCCACCACAGAGACGAGGTAACACCATGCAACGTTCCGCCACGGTACACGTCCACCCGGCCTGTACCTCCTCCCCCCAGCAGATCCAACGCCTCCAGGCCGACACTGGCTGCCTTGTCGTCATCTTCAACGGCAAAGCCCAGCTTGTAGCCAGCCGCACCCCGGGCCGCCGTCATTCGGTAACCGCCACCTCCCCGTTTGGAGGTGACGCAGCATGACCTACGCACTCCGTCAACCGTCCTTTGTGCGGCTCAAGGCTCAACTCAGCCTAAACGGCCGCTTCAACCACGCCCTCTACGACGCCGAAACCCGTCAAGCAGTCCACGCCACTCTTGACATTGAGCGCGGCGCTGAACAGGTCCACGTCGTCGTTCGAATGGGCTCCACGCTGAATAGCCTGGGCCTCCCTATCGATGCCCCTTCCAACGCCAACACCGTGGCCGACTACCTCGAATCCATCGCAAATGGCCGCCTGGACACGGCGGACGACACCCCGGCTCGCCGCCGTTTCAACCAAGCAGCGTAGGAGGCCGCGATGAAAGACTTGTCCCTGCACCAGGCCGCGCAGCGCCTCGGGCTGACCCGTCCCGAGCTGATCAAGCGCATGAAGGCGGCCGGCCTGCTCGACAGCAGCAACCTTCCAGCCGTACCGGTCCGCGACCGCCTCTACCTACGCGCAAAGGAAACGTCCTGGCACCACCCCGAACTCGGCATGCAGTACAGCCACTCGACGAAGGTGCGCCCGGCCGGAGTGGCATGGCTGGCCGACAAGCTCGGCATCCCCCGAGTCTGCCCGCCGGCGGTCCCGGACCGCCGCGAGGTTGGCTGACGAGCCCCGGCCCCGCGAATACGCCCGCCAGATCGTCGCCCTTCGAACCAAAGAGGAACGCAGGGCGGCCCTGGAGCGGGTGCCGGAACACTTACGGGAACTTGTACGAACCCACGTAGAGATCGCCTGGAACCATCCCAAAGGAGGCAAGGCATGAACCAATCAACTATCACCGACACCCAGGCAGCGCGGCTGGCAGCAATGGTGCTTAAGCTGGCAACAACCGCCCGGACCTCGGACCGGCCCAGCGATATTGAAGCCGCAGATCATCAGGCACGCGGCGCAACACTATTTGCGATGACGGCCGGAATCATCGACAGCGACGCATACCTTGCACTCTGCAATCTCTCGACGGATGCGCGCTATCAGCGATCCACCGAACTCATCTTCGACCAGCCGCCGTACACCGGCGCGGCCCGCGCCAGGGCTCGCCACTCCGCTGCTCTACGGGCTGCCGCATGAGCACTCCTCACGACAATCAACCCGAGCTTCGCCTGACTCCGGCCCCGCGACCGGAGACGGTGGAACTCCTCTACCGCACCTTCGGCGACGTGCTGATCCCGCTGGAGCACCTGCGCATTCGGTACTTCCACAACCTCAACGAAGACACGTTCAGCCGCTCGATCAAGGAACGCCGAATCCGCCTCCCCATCACCACCGTCGACCCGAGTCAGCGCGCCCAGCCATTTGTCGATGTGCGCCACCTGGCGGCCTGGATCGACTCCCGAGCCTGGCAGGCCGACGAGGCATATGCCCGATCCGGCAGTAACGAGTAACCACACCGGCCGCCACCACCGGCCATCCACCACCAATGGAGAAACCACCATGCATACCCAACACATCATTCTCGCGGCCACCACGCTTGCCGCGCTGCTGATCCTGATCACCACCGCGTACCTTGCCGGGCGCAAGGACAGGAAGAACGCACAACAGCAGGCGATCGACGAGGCGCTTTACCTCTGCCGCGCCTCGCACAGCCAGGAACTGACGGCGCTGCATGCTGATCTGGCCAAGCTGCGCACCAATGCCCAACGCCTGCAACAGGTGATCGATGAGCAGCAGGGAGAGATCAGCGATCAGAAGGAGCTTCGTCAAAGCATCGAAGCCGAGGCCACCGAGAACCTTGCGGATTGGCAGCAGCGCCACGAAGAGCAACAAGCGGAACTGAAGCGCCTGGAGACGGAGCTGGAGACACGCATCGCGACCAATCATCGGCAGGCTGAGACCGAAAAGCTCCTCCGCGAGCAGAACTTGGCCGCCGAAGAACTGGACGCCATCCGCACCGCCAGTCGCCTCCTCAGCGGCCACGCTCGACAGTTCCAAAAGACCGGCACCACCAAGCGCAACGCAGACGCCGAAGCCCAACAGCAGCTCGCCGCGATCCTCCAGCGGCTCGCCATCACGGAACTGGCCAGCCAGAGCGCAGAAGCTGAAGCGCAGGAGGCGGCATGAACTACTCCAGCCTCTCCACCTACGACCTGCTGAAGCACCGCAGCCACCACGTCGACAGCCTGACCCGCCTGCGCCGCGCCCAGCCACAGTGGGACGAGGACGATGCTCGACGCGGGGAGATCACGATGGCCGATATCAGCGACCAGATCCGCGAGATCGATGACCACCTTCGTCCGAGCGGCTGGGAGTCAGTCGACCTCGACTACTCCGGCGACACCGCACCGATGTGCATGTGAGGCAGCGCGATGACCACTATCCCGGCTAGCCGCGTAGCGGCACAAGACCAGGGCGCCGCCCTGGCACACGCCACCCACAGCACCCAAGCCCCGGCCGCGCAGAAGCGCGGCGGCGGCATGGCACGTCGCATCCAACTGATCGCCATCGCCCAGGGCCGCCAACCGATGCCCGAGGGTGGCGCTATAGAAAGCCACTGCTGCGCAGCAGCAGGCATATTCCAACCCAACCTTCAGCACACGCCGGAGGCACGCATACCCCACGAAAGGCTGCGCCGGGGCGCGAAGCACATAGCCACGCTTCGCTTAATGACTCGCTCGCCCGCGCAGCTTGTCGAGGGGGGAAAGCGCCCACCGAAGCCCACCGATAACGCATTGATCCGCACGCTGTGCGCACAGATCCGCGAGCAGAACCAAGAGATTGCCGCGCTGCGCATCGCGAACACCGACCTCCTCCAGCGCCTGGAGAAAGCCGAAGGGGGACGGGCATGACCGCTTTCCGTCGCCACGATCTCGCCCAGGCCATCTACCAGGCCCAGCTCCCTCTCGATCTTCGCGAATATCTGAACATCGATCTCTTCGCCGGCGGCGGCGGGGCCTCCGAGGCCATGGAGGAAGCCACTGGCGAGTTCGTCGATATCGCCGTGAACCATGACGACGATGCCGTGAGCATGCACATCGTCAACCATCCGCAGACCACGCACTACCGAGAAGATATCCGCCTGGTGGAGCCTCGGGTGGCAACTCGCGGGCGGCCCGTAGGCAGACTGCACGCCAGCCCCGAATGCACCCACCATAGCCAAGCCCGAGGTGGACAGCCCCGCAGCAAGGAAAGTCGGTCGCTGTCATGGATGATGATCAAGTGGGCAGGCCAAACACGTCCCCTGATGCTCACCATGGAGAACGTGATGCAGATCCTCCAGTGGGGTCCGCTGATCGCCAAACGCTGCCCGCAGACCAAGCGGGTGGTCACTCTCGACATGGTGCCGCACCCAACCACCGGCAAGCCCATGCACCGCGTAGCCGAACCAGGCGAGCGCGTACCCGTACAGCGCCAGTACCTGATACCGGACCCCAAGCGCAAAGGACGCACCTGGGCGCGCTTCCTTCGCCTGCTCCGAGACATGGGCTACCAGTACCACTACGACAAGCTCGTTGCCGCGGACTTCGGCGCCGCCACCACCAGGGAACGCCTGTTCTTCATCGCGCGCCGCGATGGCATCCCATTGAACTGGCCAGAGCCAACCCACGCCAAGACCCCAGGCCCTGACCAGCTCCCATGGGTTCCCGTGGCTACGCACATTGACTGGAGCATTCCGTGCCCGTCGATCTTCCTCGACGCGACTGAAGGCAAGAAATTCAAGGTACGCCGCCCCCTCGCCAGGAAGACGCTCGACAGGCTCCGCAAGGGCGTAAAGAAATACGTCACCGATCACTCCGATCCATTCATCGTCAGCGTGAATCACGGTGGCGCCGGGTTCCGGGGTCAGTCCGTGCGCGAGCCCGCAGCCACCATCACCGGAGGCCACGGATTCGCTGTAGCTCAGCCCACGCTTGCCCCATTCATCACTGAGCATGCCAACGCAAGCAACCAACGCAACATGCCAGCCAACGAGCCCGCGCGAACTATCTGTAGCGAGGTGAAAGGGGGCCATTTCGCCGTTGTCGCCCCCGTACTTGTGAGCGCTGGCGGCCCTTCCTACGGCGGTAAACCGACCAGTTGCGGACAACCGGCCGGCACGGTCCTTACTGAAAACCACCGTGCCGTGGGCGTCGCCTACCTGGCGCAACACAATGGCGGGTACAACGCGACACTCGGCCGCCATCCTGCGGAGCCAGCCACCGCCCTGACCACCAGCGGGAGCCAACAGAACGTCGTGACCGCCAGCTTAGTAACACTGCGCAACGGCTGCACCGGCCGCGATCTCCGAGAAGGAGCCCCAGCGATAACCGCCGGCGCCGACGACCTGGCGCTCATGGAATGCACGCTATCGCCGGAGAACGAAGCCGGTGCGCTGCGGGTGGCGGCCTTCCTCATGGGGTACTACGGGTCCGACAACACCTACGATCCGCGAGATCCGGCCGCCACCATCACCACCCGCGACCGCCTCGCACTGGTGACCGTGACGATCAAGGGAAATCCCTACGTGATCGTAGATATCGGCATGCGGATGCTCACGCCGCTGGAGCTGTTCCTGATCCAAGGGTTCCCCAAGACCTACAAGATCGACGTAGGGCACGACGGCCGCCGTTTCAGCAACAAGGCCAAAGTGAAGATGTGCGGCAACTCGGTGTCGCCCAAGCCCTATTACGCCCTCCTCAAAGCCAACCCCCTATTCCCCGAAGAAACCATGAGGGAGGCAGCATGAGCCAGAACACCCAACAAGACAGCCGCCCCATCGTCGAGGTGGTCGACCTTCCAGAGTTCAGCGTGGAGCACTCCACCGAGTTTCTGACCGGTTCTGCACCGTGCGCCGGCGTATCCCGACCACTGCCCGCCGCCTGGCTAGGCCAGCGTGGCATCTACCGCTCCAGACTCGAAGCCGTCTGCAACGGCGAGCAGTTGGTGGACCCGCTGACGCTGGGGGAGTTGATCCAGCACGCCTGGCGCTACCTCTACCTTACCCGTCGCGCCGGCCTGGGGCTAAAGCCAGCTCGACAGCCGCTGACCAGCACCACCAAGACGCCGGAAGCCACCGACACCGCAGTTGATCAGATGATTGCAGAAGAACAAGGAGCAAGGGTATGACCGCTTTTCGCGAAATCACGCTTGCGCAGGCCAGGGCGGAGGAGCTGGAGCGCACCCTACAGGCCAAGGTCAAGGCTGCCGACCATGGTTCATCGCATATTACCGTCATGCACGCCATCGAGACGGCGCACGAAACTCTCGCAGGAACCGACCCGGTCGCCCAGGCTGGGCAGGTGCGGGATGGCTACAGCCTGAACTTCATACTCAGCAAACATCGTCAGGTGATCGTCGAGGTACCGCCAGGCAACTGGAAGGACATCTACGTCGAGCAAGGATGCATGGGCGAGGTGAAATACCCAGCTGTCACTGTGTGTGGCGATATCAGTACAGAGAAAGTGCTGGAAGTGAAGCGTCGCGCCATCGACCTAGCTATGCAGAGAGGTGACGCCAATGGCAGTTGAACTGGAGCGCTATCTGCGTGAGGAGCAAGTGCTACAGTACACCACCCTATCCCACGCAACCATGTGGCGCGAAATCAAGGCGGGCCGCTTTCCCAAGCAGATACGTCTATCCCCTGGCCGCGTCGGCTGGAAAGCCTCAGAGATCAGCCAATGGATGACCGACCCTGAAGCATATGCAAAAACCAAGGCGGCCTAGCCGCCTTTGGTATGTTTGTCTAACAGCTTCCCTAGCGCCTCGCTAATCGCGGTTAGACCTTCTTCGATTTTGAACCAATCAGAACCATCAAACTCCTTTTTGGCTTGCGCATCTGCTAGCGTTCTTCCGTGGTAGGCAACCCAAGCCTCCGCTGCTTTACCCAGTTGGGGACACCATATCCACGCCCCATTCTCAACTACTACATCCACCACAGCGCAACTATTCATGCACTCCAATTGCATTGCGATAGCTGCGTCAACCTGAGCTGGCAAAGCCTTCTCTGCGTAGCTGCCAATACCCGTCTCTGCAAGCAATTTCACATACAAGTTCACTTGCTTTAGAGCCAGCAGGTATTTCCTAATGGAAACCTGAGCATCTAAAATATGCTGGACTCGCCTGCTCGTGAGGATTTGCTGGCGCCATACAGAGACTCCAAATCCTGCACAAACTGCCGCACCAATGCCTCCCAAACCGCCCAAAATCGAACCAACTTGATTTGCAGCGCTTAAGAGTTCTCCCTCAGCCCCAACGTTAATAAGAACAAAAAATATCACTAGCAGCAGGACAGCTAGAAGCACTACAAGAACAAAGCACAAGGTCTTCCATAAATCAGACATATAATATCCGTACTTTTACGGTTTAATTTTTGCAACTTTTACAAGCCAAGTAGCCCAGGAACGCAACCCTTCCCGTTTTTCCTTGAAGTAGTCGTACCGATCGTAATGCTTCGACGAGACGTCGTTGAAAGCATGCCCCTGGATCCGGTCGCGCGTCTCCTTGCTGATCCCCGCCACCCCCATAAGCGTTTTGCAGGTCCGCCGCAGATCTCGCAGCGTGAACGGCCCATCGAACTTATCCACATGCCGCTTATAGAGCTTAGTCACCGCGCGCGAAAGCGACTGCGCGTTGATCGAGTCATTTTCATATCGCCCCATGAACGGATACGGTGCATCACCCGTGATGGACTCCAGCCGAGCTAAGCACGCCTTGCTGAGCGCGTTGAACGGTACCAGGTGAATCTGCCGCTCCCCCTCGACTCCTTTCAAGCTCCGGATGGCAAAGTGATCCTTCTGAAACATTCGACGATCCGACCCCAGCAACTGCTCAGGTCGCTGCCCTCCAGACGCAATCAGGAACTTGATCAACTCAGCCGTGACAAGGCTGAGCTGCTCCGGAAGCAGGTTCCAGAGTGTCGCAAGCTCCTTGGCGGAGAGGGCACGCTGCCCTGCACGCTCCCAGTCCTCCTGCACGGGAATGCTTGCTACAGGGTTGTATTTGAGTCCGAACTTAACCGAGGTGCTACCGTAGCTGCGCGGATTGAATTCCTGGCCCAGCCCGTGCTGATAGGCCGCGTGCAGACTGGAGCGGACCCGGTTGCAGTAGGTCGTCACTCCATTGCCGATCATCTTGGCCAGGATATCGCGTATGTCCCCCGGCTCTATCTCACTGGCCGCCCGCTTCGCCAAATGGGGCCATGGCCCGGTGACATACTTCTTCATCGCCCACCGAACATTGCCGGCTGAGGCTGCTCCCTCGGTGTCCAGCTTACCCAAGTAAGACTCGATCAGATCGGCCAACGATCCATCACCCTCACACCTCGGCGTCTGCTGCCGGACCTTCTCTCGCGCCTCAGCCAAGCTAAGTGCAGGCCATGTTCCGAGTTTCCGCTGCCTCTTTTTCCCCTGAACGTGCCACTGGTAGTAAAACTCCTTCGTGCCATTCTCCCGCACCTTGAGGAGCAGTACACCCTCTCCGCGAGCCCCGCGGCCATCCGACTTTACGTAGTCGCGCCCTGGCTCTGGCTTGAGCGAGCGGACTTGTTTATCTGTGAGCATTGGTGACAGTATCCAGTGACAGTTAGCTCGAACTAAGGCGCCCCACATTGATATAAGGCGATACACCCGAACGAGCCATACCCCTTGTAAGGCGGGCATTGTAGCCCTATTGGATACCGCCAGGTAAATACTGATATTTCAGCCGATACAGATTCCCAAGCTCATGACGAGGGTTCGATTCCCTTCGCCCGCTCCAAATCACCCTGCCAAGCCCCTGAAATGCCTAGCGTTTCGGGGGCTTTGCTTTTTGGGGGAAGGAAAGGTGTCGAAGAAGTGTCGAAGCGCACTCAGCGCTACATGCTCAGGAGTAGAAATCCATCACTCGATTGGCCCCACCAAGCAGTAGCGGATCAATTGCTGCTCAACGCTCTGCTTCTGTCGCAAAACCAAGATCACTGCCACCTCGCCTTGCTCTTCGTGGAATTCGTAAAAAACACGATAGGGGCCGGTATTAAGCTCGCGATAGCTCAGCACCCCCAGAAGACTCGCCTGCTGGCTGACTGGGTAACCTTTAGGTGCAAGTGAAATCTTCTCTTCAATCTCATCCAAAAGGCTCAGTACTGACTGGAATGCAGCCTGTTCACCTTGGAATGGAACCAAGTGGTGGACTTGGTCTTCGATGCTTTGCTCTGCGGTATCAGTAAAACGAATGACGACCGGGGACATTAAACCTCCTTATTCTGGCTGAGCGAACCTCCTGGAAAGGCGAGCTTTCAAATCATCAACAGAGCGATGCTTGCCTTCTGCGTACTGGCGGGAGCCAATCGCAAGCAACTTCACCAGCGCAATTGCTTCATCGCGCTGCTTCCGCTCAGCATATGACTCAACCACATAGGCAGGAACACCGTTCTGCGTGACGACCATTGGCTCGGATAAATCCAAGTCAGCCGCATGACGTTTCAAATAACTAATTGTCTCGACTCGCATGAGCCGGTACCTCCATTGTTGTGGGAACACTTAAGGCCTGGAACTCAGGTTCTACGGTGTTCGAACTCCACCACGCTCCATATCCAGGCGACGAGTGGGATTCGCGCGTCGGCAGTCTGTCTACCGTCAGCTCCAACATCATAATCCGAATTCAGACCGAATTTGAACCACCTCAAGTCTATTTTTCTTTCCCTCTGTCGACCCCCGCAGCCTTCAACCTATGAGCGGGTTGAATCGAACAGCCTCAGATAGGTGGTCTTGGGAGAGGTGCGCATATCGCATCGTCATCGACAACGAGGCGTGCCCCAGTATGTGCTGTAGGGTCACGATGTGCCCGCCGTTCATGATGAAGTGACTGGCGAACGTGTGGCGCAGTACGTGGCTGGCCTGCCCCTTCGGCAGCTTGATCGAGGTCGACAGCAGTACCAGGCGGAACACGCCAAGGCAGTTCGTGAACGGCCCGTGGGTCTGCCAATGCCGGCGAATGTCGGCGGCCAATTGTTCCGAGATCGGCACCGAGCGCACACGCTTGGACTTAGTGTTGGCGAAGATCGCCGTATTACCTTTCAGACGTTCCGGCGTCAGCGCCTGAGCTTCACCCCATCGAGCACCTGTCGCGAGACAGATACGAGCGACCATCTTCGGATGAGGCGACGTGGTGCGCGCATCCAGGGCCGTAAGCAGTTCGGACACCTGATGCTTGGTCAGGTACGACAGCGGTCTTTCCTGAAGCTTGAGCGGCCGCATGCGCCCTACCGGATTCTCATAGTCAATGACGCCGAGTTGGCGCAATTCGTTGAACATGGACTTGAGGTAGCCAAGACGGTTGTTCGCGGTCTTGCCCGACATGCCATTGGCTATCTGTCGGCTACGCAACCGAGCCACTTTCGCAGGCTCCAGGGAGACAGCGACCGGGTCGCCCAAGTCCTTTGCCACCAACCGCAGAATCGCCACGCAACGATGCCCGTTGCTCAGGGTCTGGCCGTGCAGTTCATACCAGAGTTCGACCAACTCCGAGAGACGCCGACGGTCCTTCGGCTTGAGCGTCCAGCAGGGGTTTTCCGCACACTTCTGACGCGCGGTGGCCTCGAATTGCTGCGCCTCCATCTTGGTCTTGAACCGCTTGCGAAAGCGCTTGCCCTTGATCGGTTCTACATCGACGAACCAACGGCCATCGGGGAGCTTGGTGATCGACATTAGACGGCATACCCCCGCCGCAGATACCGATCACACATCAGCTTGTGTATGTGCCTTTCCAGATCGCGACGAGTCCAACCCTTGGCCAGGTAGTGGTCTTCGATAACGTGCCAGAACTCCAGTTTACGGGCGGACTCAATAGCCTTTTTTGCCGGGACACGCTCCCGCGCGATCAGGCTCACGAACTGGCCGAGGAACATCTCGCAGTTACGCCCGCTAAAGCCCTTGGCGGTCTTGTAATAGCGCCGGTACTCGGTGCGCTCGATCAGCGGATCGCACTCGACCTGGACGCGGGCATCCTGGCTGATCAGGCTCCAGAACGGATCGTAGACCGCCGTCCGGCTCAGCAGCTTGAAGCTTTCGCAGGCGTAGTTCCACAGTCCTTGCAGGTGCGGGCAAAGCCCCTCATAGGTGCGGCAGCCGATGACCTCTCCCGAAGCCATGCGCGAGCCTTCGGAGAACTGCTGGACGATGGAGTGGTGGAAACGGAATTCGAGCCGCCAGACCGTTTCCAGGGGGTTATAGGCCGGGTCGCCATCGCCGAACGGATCCCCGTTCAGGGTCGCCCACACGCTTTCCCAATAGTCGAGCTTGTCGGTGGCCCGAGCCTGGAGGGTCTTGTTATAGATCGACAGTTGCAGGCCGTTGGCAGAGCCGAACATGTACGTCTCGCCACGCCCGTAGACCGAGGCGTTGCCGTCGAATTCGATCCGCTCGATCCCACTGATTTGTCGCACCCGACGCGAGCGACAATGCATGCGGTCCACCAGATCGCGAGGCGGTTTCCAGCCCTGCACGTCCAAGGCGATATGCACAGCGGCTTGGTTGGTTTCGCAGTGACTCAGCACGGCAGCGGCCAAATCATCCAGCACGCCCTGGAGGATGCGCGGATCGGCGCCATCGAGGGCGTGAGGCGATACCTCGATCTTGAGGTGCGAGCCAATGGTGTCGACCTTGATGTTGTGATTCTTGATTAGCAGGATCAGACCCATTTCAGCGTTCTGCAGGCGGTACTGATAGCCGGAGTCGCGACCGATGCGGCCCTTGGACCACTCGTAGCCGGCGAACTCGACCACATCCACCGAGAGGTCAAACAGCGCCATGACTTCCGGCCGGAGTTTGCCGTTGTACAACTGCCGCACCGTATCCACGCCGCACCGCAGAATGCGCACGCCTGACAGGTCGGTGAATTGAGCCGTGGTGTCGTCGAAGAACAACCGCCCTTTCGGGCTTTCCAAGACCTGACCGTCCGACTCGATACTGACGCGAATTTGATGGCTGATTTTCTTCATCTTTAACGATCCAAATTGGTACGAATTGAAACCGCAATAGGTGGCTTATCTGACGTGTTACAGGGGCGTCAGCCGGCCCCGCCGTGGCGCTTGCTCACTCCGAGACGAGCCGTTCGCGCGCGCCCCGGCCAGGCCGGCTACAGCGGCCATACCGGCCCCGTCGGCGTCATCGCCACCGCGAAGAAAAAGCCCGCCAGATAGGCCAGAAACACCAGCCCCAGGGCGGCGAAATAGCTTGTCCAGTTCATCGGCTCCCCCTCAGTTGAACGAGCGCGGCAAGCGGCTGGTGTCGGGAACCACCGTCACACGCACGGCGGCGCTGTTCGCGGCGTCGGGCGGCACGTTCGGCGCGGCGGTCTGAGGCGGCGGCGCATTGCCCAAGGCGCTACGCCCAGCACAGGCGGCATAGCCGGACCAACCGCCCTTGAAGCTCAGTTCCGCGGCGCAGTTGCCCCGCGGCACCACGGCATAGCCGGTGTCGGTCAGGTCGCGATCGGTGAGAGTGAATTCGCTGCCGTCCTGGCCCCGGACGGCGAACAGATAGGTGCGGCGCCCGGAGGCGGACAGCAGGGTTGCCTTGACGATGAAGTCGCGGCCGGCGAAGGGATGGCCTACAGGAGCAGCACCCGGAACGCCTGGGTGCCCAGGTACATCATCAGCAGCATCAGGACCAGCCGCACCAGTAGCACGCGCAGCACCCACAGCAGGACCGGCTTGAGCAGGCGCAGCAGTTCCAGCAGCAGGCGGCGATACAGGGTCGCCCATGAGCAAACGAGGTCCACCGACATAAACCACAGACCCAATAGCAAGGGCCGGAATTGCCATGAATAGAAGAATCTTAGGTTGTCTAAAAAGGCTCTTGCCGGCGATGGTGTCGGTGACGGAACCGGTGGCTGTCGATTCATAGAGGGCAAAGGTCTCCTTGCGGATTTTCTTGATCTCGACGATCACGTCGCGGGCCGGCGGTTTGTTGTCCTGCGCCGAGTGCTGGCTTTCCTTGTAGCGGCCCCGAATGCCGATGACGGCGAGGTTGGAGTGCAGATAGGCCTTTTCCGCCGTCATGCGGATGTCGTCGCGGATATAGGCGATGTTCGGCGTGGTGAGGATGATGTCCCAGTTGAAATGCCGGTGCCGGGTCCAGGCATCCAGCCAGCCCATGGGCCGCCCGGCTGCCTTGGCCGCTTCCGGGCCGTCCGGGAAGTCGAAGCGCTTGAGGTCGGCTTCGCGCCAGGACTTCAGAAAGATCAGTTGGGTTTCGTCGAAGATGATGAACGCGCCACGCGGCGCCCACATGAACCAGGTGCGCATCTTTTCCATGTGATCCAGGTCCTCGAGGTCGAGGTTGATGACGTCGCAGCTGGAGGGCGTCTCCGGCATCACTTGGAAGATCCGTTCGCGGGTCAGGCCGCGCACGTTGGTGATGATGACGCGGCCCTTCTTGATCGCGGGGATCAGGTCATCTTGGATCGCGCCGGAGGTCTTGTAGGAGCCGTTCGGGCCGTGATGAATCTTGATCGCCATGTCACTTACCTATGAAGGGGATGAAGGACATGGAGAAGCGCGTGCCGATGGCGGCGAAGATCATGTTCACCGCGTCCGGCAGGCCGAAGAACGCCAGCAGCGAGCGCAGGTCGCCGTCCAGGGACGAGTAATAGGACGTGATGGTCGAGCCGATACCGATGCCACCGACGAGTTCGCGGAACGCCTTGTAGCCGATTTCCGCGACGAACAATTGCATCTCGAACCAGCCCTTGATGGCCATCTTGGTCAGCAGGACAAAGGCGTCGGTGACGAAGTCATAGACACCGCTGTAGAGGAAGTCCCAGAGGGATTGCATCCAGGCGAGAATGTCGGAGAGAAAGGGAATGTCCATGGCGTTTCCTCAGGTGCGATAGAAAACGATCCATCCGGCCAGCATCGCGGCGATGAACAGCACCACGTAGCGGATGACGGAGAGTTCTTTGGCGTATTCGGTCAGACAGACGTCGAAGCGTTGGCCGAGGGCGGTAAAGTCCCAACACGGCAGGGAGCCGCCGCCAGTGCCCAGGTGAATATCGAACTTGGAAGCGAGGACGCTTTCGAACTTGCCTTGCAGTTCCTGGAAGTCCTTTTGCGCCTTGGCAATGGCGTCGTCGTATTCCTTGATGGTCTTGTCGAAGGAACCTTGCTTCGGCTCTTTCAGGCCGCCCCCGCCGGAGCCGTCGCCGCCATCGCTACCAGCGCCGCCGTCGGAACCAGAACCGTCACCATCGCCGCCGCTGTTGCCATCGCCATCGCCATTGCCGTCGGGAGGGTTGCCGCCACCGCCGCCGCCACCGCCACCTCCTCCACCGCCGCCACTGGAGCCGTTGTCGCCGCCACCGGGCTTGGTGCCGCCGTCGCTTCCACCGTCGCCGCCGGGCGGGTTGCTGCCACCATCGCCCCCAGTGCCGCCGTCACCACCCGGAGGCGGACCGTCGCCCGGACCCACGTCGCAGCCGAAGGCACAGGAGCCATTGGAGGTGAACCAGTTGCCGGTGAACGAGCCGATGACCTTGCAGTAGGTCGCGCCGGCCTGACCTTCAGCGGGACCGATACAACCGTCAATCGCACTGACCGCAATCTCACAGCCGAGGTAGTTGATGAAGCGGGAAATCGGCGCTTGATGGGATTTTTCGTAGAGCGAGCCGGCCAGAATCTTGCACTTGTTTTCCTTACACTCGCCGGTCTCTTTGTTGTATTCGGTGTCGGCTGGACAGCTATCGCCATAGCGTGCGGCAGGACCATACCCGGCAGCAGTCTTGCCGGTTTCGTTGTTCGTGAACTCGCACCAAAACGAGGTCTGGTCACGGGCTTTCATAGACCCGGTGAAGGTGAACACCCCAGGGCGTCCCGTGGCTTTGGCCCACGCCGCGCAAGCTGCCGAGGGCGAAGAAAAGCGTTCAGGCAGTGACTGAATTTTCCAGTAGTAATCCTCAGCCCTCGCCACCGTGGCAAAGAGAAGCATCAGAATCAGGCTCGCAAACTTCATCGTAAGACCCCACACAAAAAAGCCCCCTGCCGGAAACTCCGGAGGGGGCTTCCGTTTCGGTCGCCACTACTGGTATTGCCCGACCTTGAGCCCTGAAATCAGGGAATAGGCCATGAACGCACCCAGCATGAGAGACCAGATCACGTCAGGCCTTGCGCATCGCGCCGATGACCAGGGCGAGGCCGACCAGCACCGCCACGGCGGCGATCACCAGCTTGGCCACTGACCCGCCATCAGTGCTGGCTTGCGCCAGAACCCCCTTGGTGGTTTCGTCGAGCAGCGATTCGGCGAAGGAGACGTTAGCCACGGCCAGGCCGACGGTGGCGATGGAGGCGTTGCGGAACAGGGTTTTCATTTTTTCCATGATTGGAACCTCATTAATTGCGCGCTTTGCGCATGGCGGAAATGATCAAGCCAGCCCCCAAACCAACGGCGAACAGCCCGATGGTCCCGGCGAAGCCGAGGCGGAAGGCCGACGGGTCGAAACCACCCATCAGCAGAGTCAAATAGCCCTCTGCCTCAGGCGGCAGCAGGTAGGTCTGTATCCACTCAAGGTGCGTACAGCCAACCGTGCCGTCCGCGTTCTGGACCCAGGTCTTGCACACTTGAACCGATACAGAGCCTTCCATTCGTGCAGTCCTCAAACAGCCAGGGAGGCCGCTAGGCCGTCGATCCAGCCCCAGGCGTAGCCGGTGGCCAGACCTACCGCGAACAGCGAGAGATAGCGGAGCATCGCGGCCTCCTACGGCTTACGCCTTGGCGTCCGGGGACTTGTCTTGTTTGTCCTGGCCCTGCGGCTGCTGGGCCGGGCGCGTGGCTTGGGCCTGCGCTTGCGGGCGGGCCGGGGCTTGGGCGGTCGGCGCCATCGGCTTGCCACCCACCGCCAGCAGATCCACAAGGACCTGGGTATTGGTGATCCGGCCGAAACGGTCTTGGGTCGGGCGGACCACGCTGGCGAACTTGCAGAGCACCGGCTGGCCTTCGAAGACAATGGCGTCCAGCAGGGTCGGCTCGATGTTGTATTCGCTGATCTCGAAGCCCTTGGCGTTGCCACGGGCACCTTCCGGGATCGGGGCGATGGATTGGACCGAGGCGTAGATTTCCCCGGTCTTGGTCGAGGTATAGGTGTCGGTCTTGGTGACCCACAGTTCGACGACGCCGCCTTGGGTTGCAAACATGTTCATCGGTGTTTCTCCTTCAATTCGCCTTTTTCGGCGTGAGTTGTCCCGCTGCTGCAAATTCGGCTGTTTCGCCTTCATTCAGCGGTGTTGGGTGAAAGTGATGTGTGGGGCGATCCCTTCGGGCCGGGCTCTATTCGCTAGCGAACCAAGCCAACCACGGGTGCTCGTCTCGGCCCATCCGGGTAACGATCCCTATCGCAACGTCGTCGCCGACGGCCAAGGGAACCCTTCCCCTTGGAACCCGCAGAGCAACACCAAGGGCTCTGCCCTTGTCATCCCGCTCTTGCCGCCGAGGGCTCAGGAGCGCGGGGCGGAGAAGCTGCCCCACACTCCCAAGCGGAGGCTGTTTCAGGGGGAGGCGTTCAAGGGTACGCTCCGCCCGTGCTTCCGTTCGCCGGAACGATGAAGCTGTTCCGACGAGCCGGGAGCGCGGCCCTTGACCGGATCGGCCACGGTGCGAGCGGCCCGGATCAGGCAGAGCAGGAGCAGCGCTTTCAGGGTCTTAGCGAGCATGGGTCAGCCCTCCAGTTGGAATGCTTCGCGCACGGGCACGAAGGGCGTGGGTTTCCCGCTGTCGTACACAACGTGCCAGTACTTCGGCGGACGCCGGGACGGGTCGTGTTTCGCGCAGAAGGAACGGGGACGGCAGAGCCAGCGGCCATCTTCCAGATAGGGCAGCCCAGGGGGCCGGCAGTCCGGACACGGCGACGGGTTGTGCAATGGGATGGCCTGCCTTGCGGACCAGCACACAGAGCAGGCGCAGTCCGGGGCGTGGGGTTGGCGTAGGTAGTAGGGACTGGCGGCCATGGTTCATGCTCTCACCCCACGGATGCGATACACCTGCCGAGCGCGTTCGCGGGTCAGGCCGAAGGAGCGGCGAGCTTCTTCTTCAGTCGGGAAGACAGCCACCAACTCTTCGACCCAGCGTTGGCATTCCACGCGGGAACCGCCCTGATGGACGCGATGCCAGCGGCGTTGCCGAGTCGGGCCGTGGAAGGTGCAAATCTCTACGAGGTAACGCATATCAGGCACTCCATTCCTGTTCCAGCAGCCAGGTACGCAGCAGCGCGCTATTCACCATGCGCAGCTTTCCAAGCTTCACGGACGGCAGTACACCCCGATAAACCCAGGCGCGGGCGGTCCCGTAACTGATGCCGTTACGCTCCGCCCACCGTTCGATGGACTCCACATCCTGTTGCGGCCCTATCAGGGCGCCGGGGTTAAGCTCTTCCAGTTCCATGCTCATTCCGTCACTATTTGTGGCATTAGCGAAATAAATCTATGGATTTAGTCCATATGGACATTATCCATAAATCTCAGAATATGACAATAGTCCATAATGGTATTTATCAATGGCTGAAGGCATGACCAATAGAGCCCTTCAATTGCTCGATCAGACCAGCTTGAAAGAGTTGGCAGAGGTCAATAGCAAGGACTATGTCCGCTGGCAGAGTATTAAAAGAGGTCGGGCAAGAATTGGCGCAGAAGAGCTTGAACAGCTAGGGAAGATATATCCCCGGTATCGTTGGTGGCTCATGACTGGAGAAGTAATGCCCGAAATTGGGCAAACTAGTCCGTCCTATGACGAAGCCAATCGAAACTTGCCCAATCAAAACGCGGGATAGCGATCACTAGAAAAGTAGCACTACGATGGTACGCCCTACGGACAGAAGGCAAGAAATGAAAGCAGACAGGGACGATGCGCCGGAACACTTGAGGAGAAAGCAGGGCCAGAGCTTTGGTAAATGGACGCTTGCAATTGCTCTAGGGCTAGGGCTTTCAGGACTGGCTTTGCACATGGCAGGAAACAAACTCTCTTTCCTTCCAAAACCACAATCCAACCAACCCTCTAACCTTGAAAAACCTGCTCACGCCCCTGACGATAACACTCCCCAAAACCAGCCTCAAAAGACATCAGAAGAACTTTTTTGGGAAAGTGTTAATGCACGCAATCATCAACAGAACCAGCCTAAGCAAACTATTTATAACGATAGTAATTACAGGCCGCAAAAGCCGACCAACATCTACACACCGCCAGCACCCCATCGAGCAGTATCCGCGCCCCAGCAAACACAGCAACGCCAAACCAATCGAGCAAGCCGCGAACGAACCTCTAAGTGGATCAAAAGCTGGAATGGCGGTACAAACTACCTAGCAGAATGGCTATCCGTGAACAATCACATAGATGGCTCCAGTGTCTGCGCCAATCACCGACGCGGCTCAATCGACTACCGCGAGTGTCGTAAGGCTGCCAAGCAGCACTTCCATGAACAGTGCAGAATCTGGCGTGCGCGTTATGACAATGACCGCAAAGTAACCAGTGATCGGATGAAGACACGCTACTGCACTGCGGCGAGCAGCTTCAACCCAATGGGATAA